GTTATCTCCCTCAAGCCCATGACTTCTAACGTAGAAGTACAAGAAAAGAAGAGCCTTTAAGTAAGAATCTGTGGTCGCTTTGTCGAACAAAATTCCGAGATTAGAATTTGCGAATACGGCTTTCAATTCTTTGGTCGAAGGATCAAGAAATGTGTTCATCACGGTTTCAAACAACGACTTCGAATTGCTAACTTTTTCTCCGTATGCAGTATCATTGTTGAACGAACTCTGAAGACGTGGGATCAAGTATTTATACAGCGTCGATTGAATCTTCGTTTGGCTATCTGCGATAATCCTGATTTCATTCGGATTCTTTAAATCGAGTCCGGTCGTAGAAATTTTCAGAGCTTCGTCTACGTAGAAAACTGATCCTGGCGAGAAAATGCTAGCATCATAATCGATGTAATCAGTTTCGAATGTCAGGACTATAAAATCTCCCTTGCTCTGTTGGGCGACGCTCATGGCAGCGTTCGGACTCAATGAATAAACATTGTCTATGATTCTATTTCCTGGTTGCCCGATGAACGAATCGAACATCCTTGTATTGCCGGCTTTGCTCGTTCGATATCCAAATGTTTGTTCCGAAAAGCGTACGAATGAATCATCAGCAAAAGCGTACGAATAGCTGTATTCTTTCGAGATAATATGGTAGAGCAATGCAATGCGATCATCTGACGTAGCTGCTTTTATCGAGTTAATTTGATTGAAGGCTGCTGTAACCTTTGCGGCTAGTCCAGTGATCGTTGCAGACTTGGCTTGCGCTAGATCTGTTGGAGAAACATCAGTAATATTAGAAAGGTCCCTGTTGATATCGATGATCTTCGTCTTAGTCATCGACGTCGGATCTGTATCTTTTAATTTTTGAGAACCATCGAGACCAGTCATTTCATCAGAAGCGCATACTAATAACTTCTTCAATTCGTACAATGACTGAAGATACGTTTTTGTATTAGAGAAATTGTTGGCGTTTGCTTCTGTGAATCCACACTCTCCAAGAATCTTGAAGAATCCAGTACTAGCCTCAAAGCTTGCAATGATCTCTCCCACAAGACCGTCGGTGTATGATTTGAAGTAGTTGTAGACTAACCTGACATAATCGACTTTCGTTCGATTGTTTCGAAGGTTAAGAAACTGTTTGAGGTTTTCTAGCGTGATTACTACACTTCGAAGGAAATTTACTTGTGATGTCACCTTGTCGAGATGGGCTAAAAACTGATCTTCACCGTCTACTAATAGAGCTGATGCGTCCTTGTTTTCTTTCATGCTAGAGATCAACTTAACGAATGCTTCGTACTTTAGATTGATCATCTGAATCTGAGCGTCTATCAACTCACCTTCGTTAGTCAAAGTTTTGAACTGTCCGCTCTCTCTTCCAACAACGTCTTCTCTTTTCTCGTCTGCGAACAATGGTTTGAAAGTCATTGTCATAACGATTTCTGGACGCGTCGTAGTCAGACCAGTCAGGTCTTCGTATGGTTTGAATTTTGGAAATGGGTGGGTTAGAGCAACAGGATCGTAGTTAGCAAGAAGCTTGTGTATGTAGCTTTGCTGGATTGAATGGTAATTCGATTCAAATTTACTAGATTTGTCTAGAGCAAAAACGTCTATGTTCGACTTTAGATTCACACTAGTTTTGGTTGATTTTCCCTCAGCATCAAGAAATGAAACAGTTGGGGTTGCAGCGGCTACTACAGGTTGCGTGCTGATATTCCCGAAAGATACAGCGTTAGATTTGAAGATTATGCTCATCTTACAACCGTCATCAAATTAGACTTGACCTCTGCGCCGAGTTGATAATCGCTAAACACCGGAACTATGACGAATGCTAATTCTCCAATATCGTCGTCTGATATTTTTTTGACGTACTGGAACGTTCTATTTCCTGAGAGGGCATGAGATTTTCCAATCATCGATCTCATGCCTTGAAACTCCTTCATGACTATAAAATGATCGATATCATCTAATGATCCGTCGTACTTCCAACGTACCACAATGAAATTGTCGAAAATCGTCTCTGCTTTTGCATCTGAAGCACTTGAAACAGTCTTGTCTAAAGATACTTCGACAGAGATGAAGCTTCCAACGTTTCCGAATGCAAAAGGATCTTTAGCATGATTCAATTTCAATGTCTTACTAGTAGTAATAGATCCTCGTTCTAACGTAATCGGTTGAAAAAACTTGAATGGATGATACGAGTATTTCTTCTTTGTTGATGGATCAACAGCATCCTTAGAAAATTCTTCAAAGAGTGTTTCAGGTGATCGAAGTAATGTCGTCACAACGTATCTGTACTGCCTTCCCAGTTTAAGAGGAGATACGGAGTTCACAATGCGCAACTTTTCATCGGAGAATATTTTTTCTGAAACGATACCAAAGTTTTCTATCACTCCAACAGTAAGATCTTGTCTTTGAATTTCGTAACAGATCAAATCGTTCAACTTGCTACGTTCTTTTAGAACATCTACAGAAAAAAAGTCTAAAAGACTATTCTGCGACAGAAGTTTCGTCAATGTATTAACATCTGTACTCACAACGTTGGTGTCTAGATCAAATGTAACATTAGGATCTGGATCGAGTGTGATAATCAAGTTTTGAACCTTCGTATCCACAACACTATTAGCTGCGGGTATATATTCGACAATGATATTTCCAACGATGTTCTTCCTACCATCTTTGAAAAATAACGATACAGCGTATTCGTACACGTGCCGAGTTTTAACTGTAGAGTCGACAATCTGATATTGCGTTTGCCCGGTATCTACTAAAATTGGGGATGTCGTGATAGCCGTAAATTTCTTATCGAAGATAGTACGATCTTTTCTCACGATGTCGAAAGCTACGGCTTCGGGAGAAATTTCTCTCACCTCTATTTCAATCCCGTTGTTTGTGATTTTGAATGCGAGAGATGCATGCTTGAATCTGCGATATTTCGCCTTAGATGTCATCACTGCATTGGTGAATTCAAAACCCTCTATGCCGGTGGAACTGACAGGAATCGCTCGATAAACTATACTAGATCCTGCTGGAACGTCTACAACAACAACTTTTTCTCCCTCATGTATATCAAGAGAAATTTGATCTATGTAGAGATATGGTTGCGTTTCACTGGAAACATGAGACACCAGTTTTTGGTACAAGTTCACGAACTTTGCTTCTGGATCATTCTGCTGAATTCTAAGAGAACCGTGCAGACTCGCGTCATTTTTGTAGATAGAAATAGTCGGAGGAATCTTGGGGATTTGAAACACTTCTACTGCCCTAGAAAGATCTACAAGTTTCTCTGTTTGCTGCTGCATGACCCCAAGCCTATCGAGCACTTCGAAGAATACGAACATCGTCTTGAATGTTCCATCAGAGTTCTTGATGCTTGAGTACGATAGCGTGAAATCTTTCTGAATGTCTATTTGGTTGTTCAGAGTATTTTGGACGACGAGAATTTTCTGCTGATCTGGGAAGCGTTCTGTCGAACTCGTACCCATGTCAGGAGTTCTGATCACGTGTTTATAGAACTCATTCAAGGTCGGAGACAGATCATACTTTTTGTTATGAGTTCCTGCGAGGGCTTCTTTAGAATTCAGATGAGGAAGAGATTGATCGATGACAGAAGATGGATCTAACCTCTCTGTAACGAGCATTTTCTTTAGATTTACCTTGGAATTGAAATCTGCTACTTCCCCCTTTTGTAGAGTTGTCGCATGCAAAATTGGAGCGTAATTACCTGCATCGCTAACCTGTTTCACAGTCTGAAGAACGTATTTTGTGCTACGAATCTGAACAGCATTGAAAATGTCAGTACGATTTGCTTTGACGGCAGCGATCAACTGATTGTTGACTTTAGATGTAGAGTCTGCTCTGACTTGTAAAACAGTTGCTTTTTCGATGTTTTTTGCATGCTCTACGCTGTCTCGATACAGGGTAGTGACTGCTCTAGGTACGAGTTCTGGATGAAGCTGCAGGTTTACGTTTTTGATAGGGTCTGACTTCTGCGGATTTTTCGTCGAAAAAGTGATACGAACTATAGAGCCAGCATTCTGGATATCCTGGATAAGCTTCACCTGGTTCACGGTGTATTTGACTGTTCCTTTGATCATATCATCAGTCACTGCTGAAATATTCATGAATGAATCTCCTACAATGATGATATCTTTCCTTTTTTTGACAGTGATATACATGTTTACTCGAAGTACATCGTGAACAAATTCACGAACGTATGTGAACCGTTACCGTCGACGTAGACCTTGCCTGCAAAGAACATTCTCTGCGTGGTTCCATCGTTTTTCAACCTAACTAACCCAAAGTCGATGATATCTAACTTTTTTACCTGATTGTTGGACAGCTCGAAGAGCTGACAATGAAGATTGTTCGTATTGCTTGTTGGATCGAATTTGATTTCTTTAACGTTTCCTTGAAGTTCTAAAGATTTTAGGTTCGCGTATATCTTTTTTTCGATGTCGTGTTGTTCACCTGCTGAAGATATTCTTGGATAGTTTCCCAGCCTGTGAGCGTCCAAGAACTGTTTATTGTCGAAATCTATGGTCGTACTGTCACGAGGTTTGTTTATAGGAGGTAAGTACTGGAAGTTTGGTAGATGGACCATTCTTTCATCCTGAAACAGACTATCTAACGTGGTGATATTAGCAGCATACGTCGTATCAGATTGGATCGGATTTTTATCTGTCACGAGAAATCGAATGAAATTCTGACCAAGGCCGAATTTTTCATGTTCGAATAGCGTGTCTATAGTACCGATCAAAAAATTGTTTTGGAATGCACTTAGAGAAGAACTCAGAAGTATGTTCGCCGAGGTGACGAAATCATCTCCTGTTACAAATACGCCAGATCCTGTGAGAATCAACCCATTCGCAATAGGGATTTTTGTGTTTTTCAGCGGGTTGAGATGACCTCCATCGTCAGATTCGAATGTGATCTGATCGTATGGAGAGGACGCACATTCGAGAAACAGTCTGTTCGAAGGATCGGACGAACCGCTCAGAATGTCGAGCTCATAAAAAGTTGTAGAATCACTGAAACTAGCATACTCTATCTTGACACCTCGACCGGTAGCAATTTGCCTTCGACCTTCTTCTGTAAGAAGAACATCCATGATTCTTGATTTAGGATCTAATATTCCGCTCATTTTATGGTGTTCCAAAGCGTTGTTGGGCCCATCCGGTTAGGTTAGCCAGATCTCCAACCGAAATGACAGTTGCACCAAGTGTGATGATGGCACCGATGTCGCCATCAAACCCATCGACATTCCCGTAACCATCACCGATGTGGTCCCAGTATGCGGCGGCAACGCCACCTAAAGCAGACGGAGAACCAACCTCAGCTCCATCTTTGTAACCTTTGCGAGTTGGTGTTGCATCGCTTGTCATACCGACGAGATGAGAATTTCCGTCGTTGCAATTCGTTCCCCACGATTCTTCAGCAACATCAAACGATTTATACGCAATCGCACCCGCTGACATGCCGAAATCAGACCACCCAGACCCACCAAGAATCGTTAGTGATGGGTTGAGTACCGTGTCAGTCGCCGTAGCATCAGAGCTCGTATACTTCACGATAGCGAACATAGAAAACGGTGTGATCGCTGATTCTCCTGAACCGGCTACCCATTGTTCAGGTGTAAATTTGATAGATGGGCAACCCGTGCCAAAGACGTCAGCTGTCTGAATAGGTCTGTTAGCGCCGACGGCTTGGACTTGCGTGTCAGCATTGACTGTTTGGTCGACCCATTGGCTGACAGCGCCGGCTCCTGCATCGGTGACACTTTTATTGGAGTCGAAGTAACGTGTGATACCAGTGATTTGTAACGGGCTCCAATATTCGATCAGACCGGTTCCACCGGTGCTAGTACCCGTCGCATTTGTGACAATAACATCGACAACGCCAGCTGCATGTGCACCTGGAATACCAGACACATGCGTTGCGTTGTCGATAGCGAAAGATGTGAAAGCGACCCCGCCAGCAGAGATAGCAGTACATCCTGTCGAACTATCAACAGTAACGACTACACGTTGGCCACCTCCTGCAATATCAATACGCGGATAATTAACAGCTGAAACTACAGGAACGCTTCCTACACTTTCCTCAACAACTGGAATTATAAAGACTGATCCTCCTAAACGAGTAGAATAGTACGTTCGTCTCATCCTAGTAGCGTCGACAGTCCCTCCCCCTCCTTGACCATCTGTGACAATGATTGGTCTTTGGATGAAAAAGGAGTAGTTCTTTTTAACTCTTCGATAATCTCTACTCATAGTCGACGGTTCTACATAAGTAATCGAGCCTTATCGTCTACAGGCTTCGATTCTCATGTTTACAGGATCTGGCTTGCCAGGGTGGCAAGTGGACTTCTCTCTCCCTTAATGAGAGTAATGTGGCCCGCGATGCCGTGGTCTTTGAACTTCTCGACGGCACATGTGAGTCCATTCGTGAAGGCATCCACATGGATGTTATCGATCTGATCGATGTCTCCAAGAAGGATGATCTTAGTATTGTCGCCCACACGAGTGATAATCGTCTTAAGTTCGTGCATGCTGAGGTTTTGGGCTTCGTCGATGATCATGAACGTATTCGGAATGGACCTGCCACGAAGGTATGTGATAGCTTCCACTTCGATCTTTCCATCGTTGATAAGCTTATCGACGTATGGATCACGCTTGAATTCATGGATAAGACCATCTTTTTTGATCTTCCTATGGGCAAAAAGGAACATCAGATTGTCCTTGATGGGTGCAATCCAAGGATCCATCTTCTCTTCTTTCGTTCCTGGAAGGAATCCGATGTCTTTACCAACAGGCTGCACAGGCTTTGTTACGATGATTCTCTCGTACTTTCCCTCTTCGAGAACCTTTTTAAGTCCCGCAGACAAAGCTAGCAATGTTTTTCCGACACCCGATGAACCAATCAAGGTGACAAGTTTGATATCGTCGTCCATGAGGAGGTTCAATGAGAACACCTGTTCCTTGTTTCTGGGTTTCAGCCCAAAAACGTCCTTGTGATCGAAAAGCTTTTCGATAGGTTGACCTTCTTCGACGAAACGTCCGATTGCAGCTGGAGAATCAGGATTGCTCTTCATGATGACAATTTCGTTCGGATGTAGTCCTTCTCCGTCCAGATACACATTTCTTGACTCGTACCAGTCGGCGAGGACAAGATCCTCTACTATGAGAGTCTTCACTCCCTTGTAGAGTTCTGATGTGTCGTCGGCGATACGCATGTGAAAGTAGTCTTGGCACTTGATCCCGAGAGAGTCGCACTTTATTCGAACATTGATATCCTTAGAAATGAGGATGCAACGCTCTGAACCATTTTCTAAAGCATCGGATATAAGTTTCGCTTGTGCGATGATGACGTTATCGACTTTCGACTGGTCTTTCAGCTCTGCTGGTAGAAGCAAGTGGCTGTGAGGAGGAATGGGAAGCACAAAGAGCTTCCCACCGGTGGGCAAGACTACTCCTTCGGACAGATTTCCAAGCTCTCTCAATTCATCTAAACGACGGCTGGTGGCGCGGGCATTTCGACCGATTTCATCCTGTCGCTTCTTTTGCCGATCGAGTTCTTCAAGAGCAACAAGAGGTACAACAACATCGTTATCCTGAAATGCGTGCAAGCAATCTGAATCGCTCAGCATAATGTTCGTATCAAGGATGAACACCTTTGTCTTTGGAGGTGCACTCACCATACGTTTTATCTTACCAGCGGGTTTTGACTGCTTCGTATGTCGAACCGATGTTTTTCTGCTCATGGTCTACTAACTCAATCTACACAACGAAAAACTCGAAATTAAAATCTTCTTATGGATAAGCGTCATTTAAAAGTGGTGGCAGGGCAATCCTGCTTTTCGTTCTACAGAACGAATGCAGTCGAATGCCAGAAGAAATCCTGCCGCAACTGGATGCAATCAGGTGAACACATGAACTGTGCCATCATTGCTGCATCGAGTGGAAAAATGACGCTTCACGAAATCGGAAAAATCTTCGGACTCACGAGGATGAGAATTTGCCAGATAGAAAAAAGAGCCCTTCAAAAGATCAAACAGGCTTTGGGGTCTTATCTGTTTTCTTAGCTTCAACGGGTTTTGCCGGAGAAGGCTTGACTACGGATTTTTGAATTTTCTTCAGAGTGATCTCAGGAAATTCTTCTGGTTGATTTTCATCACCCTCCGTAAGAACATCCTTTTTGTCATTTACTAAAAGGTGTTCTTTCATGTCCGCGATGGACAAAACTGATGCACCTGAAGGTTCATGAGCTTTGATCAGATGGCCCTGCTTGCTAAGACGCGAATGCGCAATTCTAGGGTCAAGTCCAGCATCAATTACATCGATAAGGGGTCTATGGATAGCCATTTGCTCAGTTTTCTCCTAGAATAAGTAAGGGCGAGCCATCAGAAGATGTGCTCGCCCTTTCAAGAGACATAGATCTTAGATAGAGATTACGTCTTTTTAGCCTCTCGGGAAGCCTTTCGTTCAGTCTTTTTCTCCTGGTCTTCCTGCTTCAGAACCTTGACAAGACCACTGACTTTATTTCGAAGCATACGAAGGCCTCGACGTGCTCGAACTCCTGCAGATACGTTGCCCTCGGCATTTTTCAGAACATCAAGTTCGACAGCAAGAACAGTAGCTTTAAGATCATCCCACAAAATTTTCACGTCACTCATCGTTATCCTCCAAGATAGCTAGGCTAATTTTATCATCTTTTTGGTCACTTTTAACCAATAATTTTGTCGACGATGCCCATTTTTACGGCATCTTCAGGTGTTAGAAACGTATCGTGACCTGCTTTCATCAACGATTCTAACTGTTTAGCTGTCATTTTAGTTTCAGCTAAGAGAGCATCTTCCATCATCTTCTGTGAACGAAGGCTCTCTTTTAGTTCATTCGTCAGCTGAAAAATGTCTCCTTCAATAGCATCTGACATCGGATGGATCATCACACGAGCATGCTTTCCGATCATTCTTCCTCCCTTGAGACCACTCGCAAGGATCAAAACACCTGCAGACATGACCTTACCAAGCCCAACTGTATAGATAGGGCATGGTACAAACTTCATGATATCGTACAGAGCGAACATGTCGTCGACTGAACCACCTTCAGTGCTAATGATGAGAGTAATTGGATCTACTTTGTTTTGGTTGACGCACAGAATGATTTCAGATATTGTCGTGGCAATCGATTCTTCTGTCACTTCTCCCGTAAGATACAGAACCCGGCCTAAAGGATGGGGATCTGCCTCGAGCGCTGCTTTCGCAATGTCTTTCTTTGTGACTGTCTTTCTAATGCTCTTTCTGCGCTTTTTGACTGCCATGACTTCATTGAACCTTTTCCTCTATTGAACCTTTTCCTCTATAATATCAATGAAAAGGAACTTTTTTTCACGAAGGTATTCACGAAGAAGACTTGTGAGTTCCTGCATCTTTTCATGGTCTTCTAGTTCATATGACATGAGTTGCATGATCAAAAGTAGCTGATCTTGTGTTACTCCGAAGTTCACAATTTCCTTGACAATGCCTCGACACTTTTCGATGTCGATAGATCGACCAACGTTTTCAGCTTCCATTAGCCAACCTCATCTCCTACGAATTTTCCTTCAATACTGAACAAAGAAGTTCCAAGAATCTTCATGATTTTGACGATCTTACCTCCTTTGACCTTTTCCTGCTCTAACTGGACGAAAGATCCCCATTGGGCATTTTCGACAATCCACTTAGATTGCTCCCAAACAGACATATCGACATCATGTTTCTCAAGAATTGCGATCAAAGGTTCAGAAAGAGATACTTTTACGTCTTCTAAACTCACTAGAGCTCTTGAATCATCCCGATTAAGCAATTCTGATTTACAGATGTCGATTATTTTGTGGATAATCCCACAGTTCGGGCAAGAAACGAGCTTAACTTGCACGTTTCCATCCACAAGTTCAGAAAACACAACAAATTCATAAGCAGGTGGATCTGTCATCCGCTTGAATTGCGTAAGAATGCAACGGCACGTAATGAGATGTCTTGCGCAAGACTTCTCCATGTGAAATTACTTCGTCTTCGAACTTTTAGAGTCGATTTCTTTTGACACCATCTCTGCCAGCTGATTCTCAAAATTCCGGCTAGAATTGAGGCTGACCTGCTCACAGGTGCTGTTTACGATGTAAACAAGCTTCTGGAGATCTTCTTGAGTGATCTTGATGTCGTTATTTCTTGCAGCTGCAACAAGATTCTGCGTCGTCAACGTCTTACAAACCTCGGTAACGTCCCACAGCATCTTCACAACTTTCTTCGGTATCTCAGTCTTCATAGACATCTCCTATCAGGCGATTATACCATAGTTATGGATCGAAAGCACATGTCAACACTACGTAAAAACTACTCTGTCAAGAGACTTCGGCAAGAAAATCTTCTTCATGAAGCTATCATTGATGCTTTCTCTAACAATTCTGGCAATGTGCAAAAGGTCAAAACTGCTCTGACAGGAGCGAAAAACGTGGCCCAAACGTACGGCATGAAGAGCATCTTAACAGCTATCGCGACGGCTGAACAAAAATTCATGGCCGGAATAGCGAATCCAAAGGCCGCAGGAGACTCCATCTCGTACATCCTGACTTTCAGCGACATCATGGCAGAATTTTTCCAGCAGATGGACCAATGGGTCATGCAATTGCCTGCAGTTTCTCAAGCAATGGATGCGTCAGATGATCCTGTTAACGCTCAGAAGACATTGAAAGAACTTCTTGGTGACCAGGCTCCAACCCTCACGAACATCGTTCAAAAACAATTTGATAAGAGCGCTGGAGGATTCATGAAATCGCTTGGTCGTCTGTTCAAGTCTGGAAGAATGACGTCTGCTAAAGACGCGCTCACATTTGTCGGTCTAAATGCTCAGGCGGCTGCAGAAGATATTTTGAACATCCAAGTTTCGAAGTACAAACAACTTCTGCAAGCTGGTAAGCAGGTCCAAGCTCCCCAGATCACTCCACCAAACCCTAATCAGAATCCACAAAGTGGTTCTACCCAATCCACTCCTAGCACTCATGCCCAAGCGGCACAAACTAGCCAACCGACCCAAGCTCCCGTTCCTGCCCAGGGAACAACAACGTCAACAGGGAACGCTCAACTTGCTCAGAAACCTTCTCCTGAAGATGCTCAGAAGAGAGATACGACCCTTCAGGGTGTTGTTAAGAACAGAAATGCTTTCAACACTCAATTGATGAGCCAGTTGTCTAACGACGAAATTAAGTCAGATCTTCTGCAGATCGCTCAGTCTCTCGGAATCAAATTAGTATAACTCCTGCGAGGTTATTTTCCATGGTCTTTTCGAATTTTTTCGTGAAAACATTGGATGCAATGTACGTTGGAACAGGTATCACGTTTCCATCGATTTCGACCACTCCAAATTGGAGGCATGCTCGAACGAGTCGTAAGAAAGAATCTAAAACAGATTCGATGTGATCATACTGTTTACCAAGCGGAACGCTGATCTTCAGGCAATTTGTGGACAGGGTGGCCATCCGTCCCTCTAACATCTTTCGTCTAACCTCATCCGTATCTGATGCACGTTTCTGGAGATTTCTCAGATGTTGTTTAACACTTCGGGTTGTCTGGGGATTGATTATTACCAGCTTACCATTTTTGAAAATGACTCGTTCTAACCTTGGTGCAGCGTCTGCTGAGATTGTACGAATGAGATCTCCCTTGTCAGATGACACGAGATCACCCGCAGATACCATGGCAAGATCGACTAAGGTATTTAGGTCTTCGATGTCAAATCTCACCTGAATTAGGAGCACATTCAACTTACCAATGATCTTGTTATGTTGAATGGTAGAGATTACATCATTGGCAAAGTTTCTGGCGAAGATGATTCCAGGAGTGGCATCCTTCGATAGATACTCCAAAATTCCGTGCACCTCTCCCACAGTTTCGATGAAACCGTCAATGATGAAGCACTTCACATTTCGTTCGTCGAACTGACATTTCATGGGACTTTCGAGATTGAAGACGTAACCATCCATCTTCTCAAGGATGGTTTTGACAACGTGCTCTCTCCTCAAGAAAATGTTCCCGTCGGTTTCTATCAACCCCAGAACTGTCATGAGAAATTCATGGTATCTCTCTTCAAATCGATCAAATATCATCTTTTCGAAGTCTCCAGTTCGAGGATACCGGCTATGCATCATTTCTTGTTCTAATGCCTTAACATCTTTCAACTTTCTTCCTGTAAGGATGTTCTTAGCGACGTCAACTCCAGAATTAACTCCGATCGATTCACTCTTCAAAGCATGCTGTTCAAGAACATCTAGGATGATGTTTTGAACAGGGTCGGGTGTACGCAACCATCCGAGAAAATTCTTTCCTTCGATGAGATGGTTCTCTCCGATGCTTACAAGTGAGAGCTCTTCAGGATTCCACCTTCCAAACATCTTTCGAAGATCATCTAACCCACGTAGCAGATCTCGCTTATCGTAGAACACGATGGTAATTCTTGTTCAGAATCATCAAGATTTGCAATTTCAGTGAAAACTAATGTGAGACGCCACGGCATCCCAGATGACTTTGGCCACCATCGTAATGACCGACAGAACGGCCGCAAAGACGTACTTTCGATAAAGTTTTAGCTTATCTTCAGTGTCAGCCACCCGCTGCACGATCTTTTCGACGTCATGATCAGTTTCAATTTTTTCGGTTTGAACTCGAACGAAGAGACCTGTCTGCGGATTGAAGACAGCTTCGTTCAGTTTATCGACGTTCTTTTCGATATTGTCGACTTTTTGGAAGAGTAGATCGAAACCACCGTTCAAAACGGGGGCATCCAACTTTTCTTCGAGCTTCGACAGAAATTTGAGAAGTTCTCCTTGACGGGAAGGAACGACTTTTGAACCGGCCATGTCTTTAAATAGTATACAATACTATTGGAGACCATTATAATGACGTCCGGACAAGCCGTCCGTCTCTTAAAGATTTAATAGTATCTTTAAAGACTGTTAATACAGTTAAGAAGTAGACGGGCGCGTAGTAAAATTCGAAGTACACTTTTCAAAATAGTGGTGTACTCTATGAAAAGATGAACTTTTTCGATGCTATTCAGTCCAAGAGTCAGATCAAACCCGACACGCAAGTCATCTTTGTTGCCGATCTCTTCGTAGAAACATACGTGGGAGGAGCTGAGCTGACGACAGAAGCTTTGGTCGCTTCATCGCCCTATCGAGTCCAGAAGGTTTTTTCTCGAGATGTCTCGAAAGAGATGATCGACCAACACAAGGACAAAGCATGGATCTTTGGAAACATAGCCATGCTCAATCCGGCTGTAGTACCTGCGATCATGGGAAACTGCAAGTACGTTGTGCTAGAGTACGATTACAAGTTCTGTGCTCATAGATCACTTGAAAAGCATCTTGCAGTCGAGGGTAAACCATGCGATTGCCATGAGAAGCCGATCGGTGATCTCATCTCCACGTTTTTCGGTAACTCGTCTGGAATCTTCTGGATGTCAGAACAGCAGCAGGAAATCTACAGGAATAAGTTCCCATCTCTCGAAGACACGGACCAGTACGTTCTATCCTCAGTCTTCGATGAAACGTTCTTCATGTCGTTGAAGATTCTCAGGGAGAAGTACAAGGATCACGACAGGACAGAGTGGTTGGTCCTCAGGTCGAATTCTTGGATCAAGGGTAGCGAAGCCGGGGTGGAGTATTGCAAGAAAAACTCGCTTCCCTACAGAGAAATTTCAGGACTTTCTTACGACGCACTTCTCGAAGAATTAGCCCAAGCGAAGGGTTTCGTCTTCCTCCCTCCGGGTGGAGATACATGTCCACGCATCGTGATCGAAGCGAAACTCTTGGGTTGCGAATTGGTGCTCAATGATAACGTGCAGCATGCCAAAGAAATGTGGTTCGAGACATCCGACCTGGCCGAGATCGAACAGTATCTCTACGCCTCCCGCGAACTCTTCTGGAATTTCGTCAAGAACGAAATCGTCGAAAAGATTCCGAGACTCAGTGGATACACTACGACGTACAATTGCGTTTCTCAGAAGTATCCATTCGAACAATGTGTGCAGTCAATGCTCGATTTTTGCGACGAAGTTGTTGTCGTCGACGGTGGGTCGACCGATGGAACGTTAGCAGTTCTCATAGGATTGCAGCGTCAAAATCTTATCGAATCGACTGATGAGTACATCTACGATAAAGATTTGAATGAAAAGTCTAGGTTGAAAGTGCAAGTAATTGCTCGTGATTGGTCCCATCCGAGATTTGCAGTTTTCGATGGAATGCAGAAGGCCGAAGCTCGAGCACTTTGTACGGGGGATTTCTGTTTGCAACTTGATGCCGACGAAATTATATCTACTGATGATGGTCCAAAATTTCGTAATCTCATTTGTAATTTTCCAAAGGGTGTCGACCTTGTTTCATTACCTGTGATAGAAGGGTGGGGAACTTTTGACAAAACAAGAATTGACATAACTCCATGGAAATGGAGACTTAGTCGAAATGTTCGTGGCATTACGCATGGTGTTCCAATTACCCATCGTAAATTCGATGAAAATGGGCAATTGTATGCAATTCAGGGTACAGACGGTTGCGATATGATTAGCTCTCGAACAGGTGAATCAATACCTTTCGTCGGGTTTTACGACAAAAAAGCCCATGAGCTTCGTCAACTAGCTCTTTCTGGAAATGAACAAGCTCGTGTCGCATATGAAAATTGGTTCAATGACGTAATCGACCAATTGCCTTCTGTGTTTCATTTTTCGTGGATGAATATTGAAAGAAAAATTCGTACTTACAGAGATTATTGGCAATCGCATTGGCTTAGTTTGTATAACCAGCAAGTTGACGACATCCCTGAAAACAACATGTTTTTTGACAAGTCTTGGAAAGATGTCACCAATGACGATATTGAGAAACTTTCACACCAGTTGGCAGCAAAAACTGGTGGACATATTTTTCACTCTAAGTGGAAGGGTCATTCGACGCCCTCGATTGCGTGTCGCAAGAAAGTTCCTTCGTTGTAATGTGGTACGTGTACGTAGACGAAACTCTAGAAGTCGTTCCAAGAATTTACTACATTGGAATGGGTTCTCTTGGTAGAACAAAATGTGTCAAACGAAACAGTAAGCATACAGGAATTAGACACAAATATGGATTTGTCAGAAAGATAGTTTTTTCTACGTTTATTCGAAATCTTGCAATAGAATTTGAAAAACAACAAATTGTAGAGTGCAAAACTTTCATAGACGATCCTTTGTCAGATGATATTGCATGTAATTTCACAACAGGTGGTGAAGGAAGCAAGGACGTTTCCGAACAAACAAAGAAAAAGTTATCGCGCTCTCGGCAAGGAAAAAAATCGTCACTACCTACAAGAAAAAAACAAAGAGAAGCACTTCGTGGAAGATCTTTTTCTATTGAACACCGCCGACGTTTAAGAGAGATTGCAAAAAAGAAAAATCTCTCTGAACAAACTCTCCAAAAAAGAAGAGACGCTCAAAAGAAAAAAGTAATTCAGCTGCTTAACGACAAAATTGTTGAATACTTCGACAGTGTCTTGTCTGCAAAAGAATTTACAGGATTTTCTAATATTGATCGTGCTGCTAGGCAAGGTACGACAGCCGGTGGATTTCACTGGAAATATGTCTAAATGGGCGGGAACGCTAAAGCTGTCTATCGAAACACCGGAACCGTCCAAATATTCGACGGACGGTTGGCGTACGCTGAAAAGATCGATCTAAGAGAAGTTCAACCTGAACAGTTCGTAGACGATGTGAAGAAGCTCGTTCTAGAATTGAACAAGCCGGGAGTTTGGCAGCCGTCTTCCGTAGAAAATGAAACGATCTACTTCGGATCTTTCGACTCGCTTAGAGATCCAACAATTTCGAAGGAAGAGTACGTTACTTCCAAACCCATGATGGGTGACGTGGACATTGCAGTACCCTCCGTACGCATGGAGGCTTTGCACGACTTTCTAGTCCAACTCGAGGGCAAGGATATCACACCCAACTTCACGTACATCGGACAGAATCGCGTCGCTTTTAGCGGGAAGAAAGTCAACACGATATTCTTCTACAAGCGATGCAAGAAATTCCTGCAGGTTGACTTCGAAGGGATGACATTCTTAAATAACGCACCCGAAGAGTACGTCAAGTTCATGCGTTCGAGCCCATGGAGAGATGTCAAGGAAGGTCTCAAGGGGCTTGGCCACAAGTATCTTCTCACCTGCTTGGCAAGAATAGTGTCGTACAAGAGCAACATAGTCATCCTGACGGATAAATCTCCGATCCATCCGGCGAACAAGGTCAGGATCAAGCTCTTAGATGAAATTCCTCACTCGTTGACGTTTTCGAAGGAAGGACTTCGAGATAAGTTGAAGCAGCAGACCCGTCTAGGATATCCTGTCATGGTCGAAGGGAAGTACGCGTACAAGGAAGTTTCGAAGGAAGAGTCGATCGGAGAAACTAGCGTAAAGAAGATCTTCAAACGACTCTTTTCCAGAGAACCTCAAGGTAAAGATCTTGATGATTTTAGATCGTACATGGGGACTCTCGACCTGTGCCAGAAGTACCTCACCCGTGGAAAGATCGAATCCATCTACGAGTACATGGTGAACGTCAAACTATGGGGCCCCAAGGCCCAGGCCCTATCGAGGGATTCAGCCACGGATGATAAAGACATCAAAGAGATGATCATTTACACGATGGAGAGTAAATTCCCATTCTTGGTCGGAAACCTCCCACTGGAGGAGACCATGGACAAATACTACCTGAAGTACGAGGAGCGTGAGGAAGAGTGATGGAACATATCAAGATTCAAAAGTTGTTGACAGATTACGACATCGATCTCAGCACCGTTTCATTGGGAGATTTCGACCACATCGGAGAATACACGGCCAAGAAGAGCCGTGATAAGAATTCCCCTCTGTACGCAAATACCGGAGCCTACTTCAGACCGAACTACGAACGAGGAATCCTGATCTACTCTCTCATCAAGCGTTTCAAGCTCAAGTCGTTCCTTGAAATCGGATTCGGTAGAGGTTACTCTGCCATCTGCGCCGCCAAGGCATTCCATGACATCGGTGTCGACGGAAAGGTGACGACCATTGACCCCGTTTTTGATAAAGAACAGCTCGAAACCATGTCCCAGGTATTTCCGAAAGAATGGCTCGAAAAGATCGATCTGAAACAGGGTCTTTCGCAGCAAGTTCTCAAGGAGATGGATGGACCATGGGATTTCGTCTACATCGACGGCGACCATCATGCAGCAGCCGTTCAGGCCGACTGGGATCTGACGAAGAACAAGTGGGGAAGTTTCCTGCTCTTCGATGACTATCACCTACCTTCGAAGAAAGAAGCGAACATCGAATGTGCGATCGCAATCGATAGAATCGATGAAACTAAATTCGATGCTTCTAAGAAGTTGATCATCATGGATCGCAGAATTTTCTTGGACGATAGACGATACACGGACGAAGCCATAGATTATGGTCAGTGTTTACTAGCAAAGAATAGTTTGCTAGAATCTGATGGATGGTGATTTCTACTTACAAAATCAAAAGACGATCTCATATTAGAGATGGAAGAAAGTCTCGATATCATGCAACAGAACAACTTATTGCAGAACTTCATTGCGATAATTGCGACACATGGTTTAGCATGAAGATCACTCCATCTTTTCTTATCAAACAAAAACATCATTTCTGTTCGAAAGAATGTATGAATTTAGCTGCTAAAAATGGTGGGAAACTTTTTGAAGCAAAAAAGAAAACATGTTTAGAGCACTTTGGGCATGAATCTCAAAATTCTGTCCAAAGCGTCAAAGACAAGAAAAAGAAGACATTCGTAGAGCGGTATGGAGTCGAAAATCCATTCGAATCTTCTGATATTAAACTGCAAATTCGTAAAAATATCTTAGAGAGGTACGGTGTTGAACACACGTCTCAAATTCCAGAAAGTCGACGAAAGTTCAGAATAACGTGCCTTGAAAGATTTGGAACAGAAAATCCTCTACAAAATCGAGAGATTTACTTAAAAGTTCTGAAATCACGATCCAAAACTACTTCATTGGTGCATTGGAAAACTCAAGAAGAACTTCTTTGCACGGCTTCTTACGAAATTGCATTTGTAGAATGGTGTAACAAAAACCATATTGATTTTGATTGGCAAATTTCCCATACGATGCCCGATGGACGCGTTTACAATATCGATGCATTCATCAAGGATGGAAAGTTTAGAAACACATGGATAGAAATCAAAGGGTGGAACTACGAGGGAGGAAAACAAAAGTGGGAATGGTTTCACTCTATCTACCCCGAATGTTCTCAAATGTGGAATGAATCACGTTTAAAAGAACTCGGGATTTTACTGTGAAGGTGCTGAAGGTTCTAATCAATCGTGATCCTGTAGTTGGCCCCTGGGGTGGTGGTGCACGATTTCTAGAAGCTTTCCATTCTATGGCTAGGGAAAACGGCATTGAAATTGTAAAGACGCTCCAGCAGTCGCCTGATGTCATCTTTATTTTTCACCCTGATGAAGAAATAACAACAGCAGGATCGATCTCTAATGGAAAAGCAGAAGTCAACATGACAATCCGCGGTGTTTCATTCGACGCAGCCTTGGAACACAAAAGAAATCATCCGGATGTACAAATCATCGTTAGAGTGAATGAATGCGACGCGCGAAAAAGAACGACGGGTGTCGACGAGAAATGGATGCACATGATCCAACGCTCTGACCACGCGTTCTACGTGTCGAAATGGATGGAAACGTACTTCGATTCTCGCATCCAGCATGTTCAGAAGTCCTCAGTCATCATCAACGGTGTTGATCGCAGTCTGTTCAAAAGAGCCAAGAAAATTTCTGATGTGACCGGAAAGGTCAACATCGTCTGCGCTCATTGGTCCGATAACTTCTTCAAAGGCCAGGATGTCTACGAATTTCTCGATCGTTTCGTAAGAACTCACCAAGATTTCACCTTCACTTTCATTGGAAGAACCAAGGCGAACTTGAAGCATTCCCATCTTGTTTCAGCGCTTGATCCAAAGGACCTGGCTCTTGAGCTGTCCCGGTACGACGTGTGTGTGAACGGATCCAGATTCGATCCAGGACCCAACGCGGTGATCGAAAGCATCGCTGCAGGACTTCCAACGTACGTTCATGCAGACGGTGGCGGCGGAGTGGATTTCGCAGGAGCAGAACACGCCTTCAAAACTCTTCCAGAGCTAGAAAACATTCTCCTTTCTAAGAACTATCCCGCGAATCCGGATATTTTTCGCTCATGGGGAGACGTCATGGCACGTGTCTTCGATAGGATCAAGAGTCTATGATTTCGACCACGGGTGACGATTTCGTCGTAACATTCACGAAAGAATTCGTGGAAGATCTAGTAGCATACGCTGGCGATGGAAAGCTGAAGGGACGATTCGACGTAGATGGAAAACATCACGAATTCGAGGCGTCTTGCTCGGATGGAATCTACAAAGTCGTCATAAAGAAAGAAGCAAACAAATGACTCTCGCTCAGATACACAGTTTTTCTAACATGATGAGCGAGATGCTCACCGAACGTTTGACCGTCTTCAAGGGTAAGACGGCAAATCGTCAGACAATGATGGAGCTCTACACGACGATCTTTAATCTCACGGCAGACATCTTCATCCAGTCCAAGGTCGAACTTTCGAATGAGGCGGTGAACCTCATCGCCCAGCTCTATTACGAGGATTGTTCTATCAACAATCGTAACGAAGTCGACAATACCGTCTACACAAAGAAGGCTAAGCTCGAAAACATTCCGAACCACGAGCTTGTTATCATGACTAAGCTATGGAAGGACCATCCGTACGGCCAATTATTCGTAGAGACTTTGAAAAGGAGATCGTAATGAGATTATTATACTTTGCAATTGGAATTGCCATCGGCTTTTGTGGCGCAGATTTCATCGGTTCATGCAATCACATGAGCGATTTTCACGGTGCCAAACCGAATACTGACGACGTCGTGAAACTGTGTCGTGTGGTCACCCACAGTAGCAGCGATGGATACAAGTACTGGTCGTGCGACAAGATCGAGAAAAAATGAATCGCTACGTTTTCATCGCTCCCACGTTCAATGCTCTTCTCACTTGCAAGAAAGCTATCTTGAGTCTTGCCGTACAATCGTTTGAAAATTGGCATCTCATCGTTATCGATGACATGTCAACAGATGGAACAGAGCTCGAAATCAGAAATACGTTCAGTTTTCTCGGAATCTATGAGAGATTGACGTACATCAAGAATGACAAGAAGCTCTGGGAAGTTGAAAACGTTCTTCAAGGTCTAAAGAGATGTACTCCAGATGATATCGTCTGTCGTTTCGACCTCGATGATTACCTGACAGATGCTAACGCGCTTGAAATCATCGACATGCAGTACAGGAGTGATCAAAAATTAGAAGCATTATGGAGTTCTCATCGATGGTTTGATGAACGAGGTATCACCAACAATAACATCTCCGGTCCAATGCCTGACAATGCTGATCCGTACAAGTACCCATGGGTTTCCAGCCATCTCAAGACTTTTCGAAAAAGGGTCATCGACGAAGTGAATGACCAGAACTTTCGAGGACAGGATGGCAAATACATCCGTCGAGCGGGCGACCAAGCGATTTACCTTCCGTGTCTAGCTAGAGCTAAGAAGAGAATGTATCTACCTGTCACAATGTACGCTTATCGATGTGACATGAATCCGCAGACATTTCAGACCGACGACGCTAAATTCCAAAAAACAGAGGCTGATTTCCTTAGAACCAGAGGGTTCGTTGAGTGAGACTAGATTAGTCGCGTTCATGTACCTTCTGATGAGAGATGCGGCTCCCACCGGAGAGATCGTCAGAATCGTTCGTGAACTCAAAGTTCTTGGAGATGTGGACCCTATTTTCACGAGCCCAGAATTAGAAGCTTACGCCAAGAGGTTAGTCAGTGAACTTTTAGCATGAAAATTTTTTTCGACAATTGCGATCTTGGAGGAAGCCGGACCGGACCTAATACGTTCGCTCGAAGGTTAGCTCTAGAATTGTCGAAGAGAGGTCACGTTGTAGCGGACCCGTCCGATTACGATGTCGCGCTAACGTTCATAGAGAGATCTTTGCTCGTAGATTCTAAGAAACCGCTCGTCCAAAGGCTAGATGGAATCTGGTTTCATCCCAGAGACATCAAGACGAAGAATATTTCTATCAAAAACACCTACGACCAAGCCACCGAAGTCATCTTTCAGTCCGATTTCGATAGAAAGATGGTAGAAAAGTGGTTCGGTCCGAAGGAGAGAGGAAACGTCATCAGAAACGGCATTGAACTGTCGTCAATCGATGTTTCTCCAGGAATTTCAGCTCTCAAATCCACCTATTCGAAGGTTTTCGTGTGTTCTTCTAACTGGCATCGTCAGAAGAGATTGAAAGAGAACATCGAGTTATACCTTCAACTCAAGGCCTCCACGACAGAATCATGCTGTTTGATGGTCTTAGGCAGCAATCCAGACCACATGCAACCCGGCAAGGACATTTTCTACACGAACGCTTCTATTCCGCATGAAATTTGCCTGCAGATCTACTCTGTAGCTGATTGGATGATCCACCTAGCTTGGGCAGACCATTGTCCCAATGTCGTTGTGGAAGCATTGTCGCAAGGATGCCCTGTGATATGTTCTGAAACGGGCGGAACTCACGAACTCGTAGGTCAAAATGGTTTGATCCTCAAAGAAGGGCACGAATATGCCTTCGAAGCCTTCGATTACGATAACCCTCCAGTTTTAGATCTAAGCCAGGTCTCGTCCCTACCGTCCATCGTTGTCGACAAATCAACCGTGGATATCAGCAGAGTGGTAGACGAGTATGAAAAAGTGCTTTCAAAAGCCGCTACCTCACGTACTACTTAAGCACAGTCAACATGAAACTTTTCACAATCGAAGATCAGAATCGTCTGTCAGAAGCTCGGTACGAAGCAGAGCAGCGTGTTTTGAAGCTTGCAGAGATCCTCATTTCTGGTAGGGTCAATGAGTCTGTTGGTTTCGATGTCGGTGAGCAGCTGTTAGCTGAAGCTCACAAGCTCGAAAAAATCATAATTGTAGAAGCTCTTTCTGACCAGGATTTCAATACCCTACAGAAAAACTTCCGATCCTTGCTTCGCCCGATAGGGTCTTTGGTGAAGAATTTGGCTGGAACTGATCTGGCTAGCAAGCTCGATGCCGCCAGAATCACAGGCACAGAACTTCTGAATGATCTCTACGATGATGTGAAAAACGTGGAAGCTGGCGTCGGTGGTGCAGGTGTTCCTAAGTCGAAGGAAATGTCGGTTGGACGAGACAAGCTCGCAAAATGCTTTGCAGACATCGCTATCCTCACCAAAGGAGCGATGGCCCTGGGAGATCTCTTCAGTGATGATCCTGCCAGCTTGGGCGGATACACCGCAATGAAGGAAATCACATCTTCTCTTGAGCGTGACGATCTACTCAGCGTTCCTCTACGACAGGCTTTCGTTGCCTACGCCGAATCTGTCAAGGCTAATAGCCTTGACCAACATGAAAAAGACGATGCGAAGCATGACGATTGGTTCGCTCAGGGAGATGCAAATACCCATTGGGACGAAGACCAGAAGGCTCCACCCCCACCCCGCAAGGACAACGTTCCTGGCGGTGGAATCGCAAAAAAGAAAAAGCAGGGATTCTTCTCACGTCTCTTTGGAAAGAAACATGAAGGTTCCGAGCGTATTAGAGAGTACCAGGATGAAGCTCCCGCGACCAAACGTGGAGGATTCTCTACTACAAATTTTAGAACTTCCGAGAAGGATCCGTTTCCGCAGCAGCCGCCTGAGAAGGATCCATTTGGATCTAACAAACATTCCCATCTTGAAAAGAAATTCAAGGCGATTCTTCAAAAGGCTATGTTGGAGAAATCACCGGGATTCGCTCGCATGGTGAACGTTCCTGCTCTCATCGACACCCTCATGAACAAGAGCTATGATCACCTCGCAGCAGTCTTTGGAAGATTTAATGATCTCGTCTCGAATGACGTTGACATGAACTTTCTCAAGAGTGTCGTGAATAAGCCTCTCAGCGTCAGCGGAGCCCTGAAGACAGTTTGGGATTCGTTCAGTTCTGGCACCATGGGTGGAACCCATGGACGTCCTCGCTGAGCTAAAAGCTTTAGTTTCTGAATTTACAGGATCCTACTTTCTTGGTAGGATCCTGTTGTGTGTCAGGGGTATCGAGCTCAAAAAGTATGTAAATCTTGCGGAATGCAATTTCAGGTTGTAGGCAAGACTAGACACCAACAATTCTGTAGCAAGCCTTGCATCAACAAGGGACGAACACATACAGAAGAATGGAAGTTAGAGATGTCTACGCGCAATTCTGGATCTGGTAATCCATTCTATGGCAAGAATCACTCACTTGAAACGAAGCTCTTTCTTAAAAACAGAATTGAAGGTTTGACGTGGGAAGAACAAATGGGAGAAGAAAGAGCTTCTCTAAGGAAAGAAAAACAGAGTGAAACTTACACTGGAGAAGGAAATCCGTTCTACGGCAAAACGCATACTGTTGAAACTAAAAACAAGATCTCAGAATCTCATCGAGATTGCTCTGGATCAAATAATCCAATGTTCGGACAGGGAGAAAAACTAAGGGGAAACAAGAATGGTGCATGGGAGGGAGGAATTTCCCATGATCCATATTGCGGATTGTTTACTGAAAATCTCAAGACAAAGATAAGAACACGTGATAGATTTACATGTAGAGTGTGTGGGAAGAATGGTAGTCATGTTCACCACATTGATTATGACAAGTTGAACAGCGTTGAAGATAATCTTGTAACTTTGTGTCATAGTTGCCACATGAAAACGAATTTTGGTCGAGAAAATTGGACGGAGTTCTTTCGTAATGAATAAGAAGAGCGCGATGATAACGGGATCGACGGGACAAGATGGATCGTACTTGTCAGAACTTCTCCTTTCTAAGGGATACGAAGTCTACGCCCTAGTGCGTCAGACGACACAATTCACACCTGACAAGTACGGTCACCTCCGTAGCTGCATGTCCGACCCCCATTTTCACATCGTCACCGGAGATGTGAACGATCAACTACGGATGCAGGATCTCATTCGAGAGATCCATCCAAATGAAGTCTACAACCTGGCTGCCCAAAGTCACGTCGGAGAATCGTTCAAACAACCGATCAGCACCTGCGAGACGACAGGTATGAGCGTCATCAAAATTCTAGAAGCCATCAGACAGGTCGATAAGAACATTAGATTTTATCAAGCTGGAAGTTCGGAGCAGTTTGGCAAGGTTTGCGAAACGCCACAAAACGAAAACACAAAATTTCACCCCCGCAGTCCTTACGGGTGTGCTAAAGTGTTCGCACACAACGCTACTGTAAACTATAGGGAAGCTTACGATATCTACGCTGTCAGCGGGATTCTCTTTAACCATGAGAGCGAACGTCGAGGAGAGAACTTCGTAACTAGGAAGATTACCAGAGCGATCGGTCGTATCAAAGCGGGAATCCAACACGAGCTAGTGCTTGGTAACACAGATGCGACACGCGATTGGGGGCATGCTGAAGACTATGTCGAAGCCATGTGGCTGATGCTTCAGCAGGAAACTCCCAAGGATTACGTCATCGGAACGGGAGAGACCCACACGGTCCAAGATTTCATCGACATCGCATTCGCTCACGCGGGTCTCGATCCCAAGAAGTATGTGAAGACGAATCCCGATTTACACCGCCCTGCAGAAGTCGATACCCTCTGTGCTGACCCTAGTCTTGCAAAGAAGGAACTCGGTTGGTCTCCGAAGACGAACTTCTCTGAGCTTGCGAAAAGAATGGTCGATTACGACATCGCACTTGCTCTCAAGGAGAAAGAACAGCAGTGAAAGTTTGGATTCTAGCTCCGGGAGAGAACTGGATCGTCGATGAAATGGCGAAGCAGTTCAAGCAGGACAACCCCAATATCTGCACTAACAATGTCGATGAAGCTGACGTCATTTGGGCGATGGCTGATTGGTGTTTCGATAGAATTCCCGTATCGTATATCAAGAGTGGTAAGCCCATCCTTACGATGTTGCATCATTTTGTTCCAGGCAAGTTCGATTTCCTATCCGAAACGGAGTTCTCGCTACGAGATCGACGCACGACCGTGTACACAGCTCCGAACTTTCGCACTCGAGACTTCGTTTCCAACTTAACCAACAAACCCGTTCACATCGTTCCGTACTGGGGTCACACTGAAAGTTGGAAAAAGACCGGTGACAAGTACGAACTTCGAAAGAAGTACGAAATTCCCGAGGATGTATTCGTCATCGGATCTTTCCAACGAGACACAGAGGGACACGATCTCATCTCTCCCAAATTAGAGAAGGGTCCCGACCTGCTCGCAGATTTTATCTGCAGAGAGCATCGCAAAAGAGCCGTCGTGATCGGAGACATTCCCAAAGTTCATGTGCTTTTAGCCGGATGGAGACGGCAATACATCATCGAGCGTCTTGAAAAGGAACATGTTCCGTACACATACATCGAACTTCCATCGCAAGAAACGATCAACGAATTGTACCAAACACTCGACCTCTATCCTGTCACTTCGCGCTACGAGGGTGGACCACAATCACTCATCGAAGCAGGAATGCTAAGCATTCCGGTTGTATCCCGGCCCGTTGGTATAGCCGAGCTGGTGCTCACGAATAGCGCTATTTCTGACGATGTGTCATCGGCAGTTTCAGAAGTTCCTAACGTCGAACGACTCAAGACTCCTGGTGGGTATTCACCGTTCATCGAACTTCTTAAGAGCGTGATCAAATGAACATTTTTCTGTGCGATAAGGATAATAGAGATGTCACCTCTCTTGTTTACCACTACTGCAAGATGGGTCACAAGGTCTTTCTTCCAAAGCCTGGAAGCGAGGGATTCGGACACCAGCCGTCGTGGCCTCGTCTTGTCCTCAAATCTACGAAAGAACCTACGAAAAGAAACTTAGATGTTCATGGGTACGAACAGTACGATGATGTCAAATTTGGTGAGGATCGATTTCTCTCCCAAGAGATCGAAGAAATACAACAAAAACTCTACGAGACCAATGCATCTTGCGAGCTCATAGACATCAATATTGATAATGTTCAGATCGACGCATGGCACACTACCCCGAATTCTATTTTAGATGTCCAACAATGGATGGACTACGCAAAGAAACACTTTCCTCATGCGAAGTGGATTTCTAGCTGCATGACGCACTGGGATCATAACCTCCAGGGAGGTCCAAAGAACATTGTCAAATTCTTGCCCGCGAACTATCGTGATATTCATCCTCATCTGAATCAGGTCGAGATGTACCGACATCGAATCGAATTTGATGTCATGAACATTGATTACAACGAAGAAAAGAAACGTGAGGGGTGGGCATCTTTCAATCACAATTTTGCTGTTCGTCAACCCCAATATTGGGAGATTCAGCAAGAGCTCAACAAACGTCTTGATGGAAAGATCAACATTCCGAACTACGGTGGCAACATTCGAGTCGTTGGTGCGGACATCAAGTATTCTGGAGAGAATGGTATCACCGGGAAGGACCTGACTATCTCCCCACGCCAAGCCATGAAGAAATACACAGAACTTCGGGGAGTCATGCACCTCAAGCAGGCAGATTGGGCTGGCGGAGTTCCGTCTATGAGTCGTATGGCAAGAGTCCCTATCATCGTCACCGGAAAGTACGTGCAAGATACGAAGTCAGAAAAGGTGCTCATCCATGATTTCAACTGCTTCGTTGCTAACGACGTAGAAGAACTTGTCAAGTACACAACATTGGTCAACGATGATGATTTCGCCTGGGCCAAGCTTTCGATGGGGCAGGATAGCATGAACGATATCATCTTCGATGAAGCATACTGGAAGTCTTGGGAAGAATTCCTTTCGAGGCTTGCGTGAACATAGCGTATCTGCTCGTAACGTGTTCTAGAGAAAAAACGAGAGACCTCATGCTTAAGAAGGTCATCGAAAGTCTCAAAATTCAAGATGCTTGGAAAGTTTGGGAGAGCGACTTTTACGTTTTCGATAATGCATCGACATACGAACATACGCAAGTAGAATTGATGTCATCCTTTAAGAAAGTCATCTTAGCAGAGGACAATTATGGATACTGGAGCGCCGTGAATTGGTTTGTAGAGTTCTCTCAAAATCGAGGATACGACTACGTTTACATCATGGAAAGCGATTGTGTTCATCACAACATCGAACAACTCCATGACGGAGTAAAGTTGCTTGAACTAGATCCCTCGTTGGGAATGTTGAGAGCTGCAGAGTTTTCTTTAGAGAACAAACATTTGTACGATAAAGCCCAACGTCATCCAGGATCTATCACTTCTGAGTGGTTCACACAGAGCAATTTTTTCACAAAGGAAACGGCTTCATACGAACAAACCGAGGTTCCTAACGTCTATAAGACGAACTTAGTTGCGAAAGTTTGTGGACTTCATAGAGTCTCTGTTCTGAAAGCGGTGTTGTTTCAATTGCAGTCGATTGAATGGTTTATTGAAGTTGATTTTCAACGCTTTTACCACAAGAAGTACCCATTCAATGCAATATTGGATGGCGGGATATACAATTCAACACCGGCTTACGAACCAAATGTAATTGCAGGAAGTCTCGTCAAAGAAGCAGTTGACGAGAATGGTTATCGTAAGACGAGAGAAGGATTCATCACTCCTGTTACGGAGATGAGGGTAAAATGAAGTTTTTCATCATTGGTGGAACGGGATCTCTTGGAAAGAAATTGATCGATAGACTCATCGATGTGCATGAAGTTTTTGTGTACTCACGTGATGAATCTAAACAATGGTCTATCAAGAATGACTTACTTCATCGCGGAACGGCTCCCGTTACGTTTTTCGTTGGAGATATCAGAGACAAGAATCGGTTGAAGGATGCCCTTCGCCAATCTCGACCAGACATCGTCATTTCTGCAGCAGCTCTTAAACAAGTCGATGTTTGTGAGATCAATCCTGACGAAAGCATAAAAACGAACCTCATTGGAACTCAAAACGTGATTGATGCTGTGAATGAGTACGCTCACAGCATGACGACAGGCATCGGAAACATCAAAAAGGTCACTCTTCTATTCGTCAGTACAGACAAGGCATGCGCACCTGTCAACACGTACGGAATGAGCAAAGCTCTTTCAGAACGACTCGTTACGAGCCAAGCAAAGACCGGTCTCAAGAATGTGAAGTACGTCTGCGTTCGTTACGGAAACGTTCTGGAATCCAGAGGGAGCATCATTCCGTTGTTCAGGTACCAGGCAGAGAATTCCGAGTACTTGACGGTCACTAATCCTGACATGACCAGATTCCTCATGACCCTCGACCAAAGTGTCGACCTGATCTTTAAAACTATCGAACTCGGAGCATCAGGAGAAACGTGGATTTCTAAGCTTCCTGCAATGAGAATCGGTGATATTGCTGACGTGTTCGCTGAACACTACGGGAAAGAAGTGAAGAAGATCAATGAGCGTCCTGGAGAAAAGATGCACGAAGATCTCATCAACGAGTCTGAATCTATTAGAACTCGTCTCGTTGACAGTGGAAAATACTACGCTATCCAACCTGCTTTCATCGTAGACTCAGAACCAAGGTTCGAATATTCTAGCAATGATGACGTGATGACCAAGGTAGAACTCAGAGATTTTCTCACGAAGATCGAGGTTCTTGATGCTCCAATGGAACGGTTCTCTGGTCAAAAGATCGAAGAAATTGTCTCAACCGCTCCTGTCGCTAAGCGAGAGAAAAAGTGAAAGAACGAAAAGAAATCCATCTGTTCAAGGCACATCTTGATGTAGATCTTGCGATGGTCTATCTTAGAGATGCTCTCGAATCTGGATTCTTAAACGAAGGTCAGCAAGTAACAGATCTCACGAAGGAATTCTCTCGTCTTCTAAAGTCCGACAAGTTGATCTTGGTCAATAGTTGCACGTCAGCTTTGACGATGGCTCTAAAGTTAGCAGGAGTTGAAGTTGGTGACGATGTTGTGACAACGTCTATGACATGCGTCGCAACTAACATGCCTATCAAACATGTTGGAGCAAACATCGTATGGGCTGACGTGGACCCAGATACGGGAATGATCAGTGCAGAAACTCTACAAGCCGCAATCACATCCAAGACGAAAGCCGTGATGGTAGTTCTGTGGGCCGGCAACCCTTCTGAGCTGGAAGAAATCCAGAACATTTGTAAGACCAATGATGTCAAGCTCATTTTAGATGCTGCTCATGCGATGTGCGCAAAATACGATGGAAGGCCAATACACGAATTCGCAGATTTTTCTTGTTACTCGTTCCAAGCAATCAAGCATGTGACCACCGGTGACGGAGGAGCTCTGATCTGTTCCAGCAAAGAAGATCATCTTCAATCAAAGAAGATGAAATGGTTCGGCCTCGATCGCGATAAAGCGAAGGACGAAAAGGGAAATTGGAAGGGTCAGCAGTGGGATGTTGACATCGAAGATGTTGGATACAAGTTCAACCTCAACAACATATCCGCAGCCATCGGAATGTCTCAGGTTTCTCATGTCAATAGGATCATGAGTAAACACCGAGCAAACTCCGAGACGTATGACGAACTCTTTACGACGACTGACCTGATCGAGCCAATCAAGAAAGACCCGAAAGCAGATGGATCTTCGTGGGTGTACACGATCGTTTTGTGTGACAAGCTCGCTCCGAAACGCGATGAGATCCTTAAACGACTCAATGATGAAGGCATCAGAGCGGGCGTCGTACACGTTCCAAACCATGAATATACAGTCTTCAGAGATGAACGCAAGGATCTTCCTGGTGTCAAACGATTTTTTGATCGTCAGTTCTCGTTACCATGTGGGTGGTGGATGAAGAAATACGACGTATCCTATGTTTTCGATAGGTTGATGACCCACGTCGAAATCTGTGCTAAGGACCAAGAATGAGAATCCACATTGTTACAAATGCTTCCACGCTACCTTACCACGACTACTGTATCGACAATCATCGTAAGCTAGCCAAGAATCCAGAAAAGTTAGAATTTTTCTCCTACTGCTTGGACGCACAAAGCTATTTTCGTCTGACATCAGAGGGTAAGAATTCTGTTCGCATCGCTGACAGTAGCGGTTCAGTTGGACATGCCCTGGGGATCCAGGCATTTCTTGGAAATCTCAAACCGAATGAAGTCAATATCATCACAGATTCGGACTGTATTGTTCTAATGAAAGAATGGGATGTTGCGATCGAGAACATTCTAACGACTGCTGGTATTGCAGGAACGACGTACGAAGATATCGGTGGTCATAGTTCGGGTTCGGGTGCTGTTCAAACGTACAAGAAGATTCCTAACTTCACATGGGCAGTTCTTTCTCCGAACTACAATTGGGATTTCGACGCCATGTGTCAGAAGCAATCAAATATGTTGATCGAAACTCCAGAAATGGAAGCGACATTCAACATTCCGATCGGTTCGTCTTTACTTCGGGAAGGAAATTGGAAACTTCCTGTTCATCTTAGAGAACGCAACATTCCGTACTACAGTTTCGATTTTGTTAGGCCCACGTCACCCCAGGCGAAGGCCGTGTTAAGCGGTGAGGATTACCACACCGAATACCAATTGAAGGACGGAAGACCCTTCGTGGCTCACCAACGTGGCTCCATGAGCAAAGCCTTCCGTAGCCACCACCTGTCCAAGTCTTTCTATGACGTATGCGAGGCGTACCTGAACAAGGAGAATGCATGAAACCAATTCTCATCACGGGAGCTTCTGGTGGAATCGGTCTTGCGTTGGTAGAGTACTTCCTATCAACAGGACACCGGGACATCGTTTGTCAGTATCGATCTGGAAATTCGGCGCTTTCGGAACTCTTTGCAAAGCACGATCTTGACTACTACAAACACACGTTCCCAGCTGATCTAACTGAAGAGCTCCAGGTTAGTTCTCTACACTCTCATGTGAATGCTCACTTTGGGAAGATATGGGGAGTGATCAATCTCGCTGGTTCTTCGTCTAACGGTATGAGTTGGAGACTTTCTAAAGATGATTTTTCTAAAGTCATCAACAACAATCTCATGACAACATTCTTAGTTTCGAAGGAATTCATTCCTGAAATGCGAGAGCAAAACGGCGGAAGGATCATCAATGTATCTAGCGTTGTTGGTTTCACCGGAGCTGCGGGAGCGTCTCACTACAGCGCTGCCAAAGCCGGCATCGTAGGGTTGACAAAATCGATGGCTCTCGAACTTGCTAACAAGAACATCACAGTCAACGCTTTGGGGCTCGGGTACTTCGAATACGGATTGATCAATCATCTCTCTCCTGCAATTCAAGAAGATGTCAAGAATAAGACTCCTGCCAAGCGTTTTGGAAAAGGAAATGAGATCGGGGGAGCAATCAAGTTCCTGATGGGTGATGATGGAGCTTTCACGACAGGGCAGGTCATTCACATCAACGGTGGAATCTACCTGTGAACGAAATCGAATACAGGCCTCTCAAACTAGATGAGGACAAGAAAAAATTCAAAGCCCTCCATAACATTCTTTTCAAGAATACAGCCATGTCTTCAGAGTGGATGGACTGGTACTTCGAACTTGCTAAAGACGTTAGAACCTACGGGGCTTTTGACAATGAGAATCTCGTGGGAATCTGGTGTGTCGAAGCAAAAGAACTTAGTGTGGGCCGTAGAAACACGAAACCTGTCGGACGATGTTTTTCTGTTGGTGTACATCCCAGTTTTCAACGTCGAGGAATCTTTCTCGCTCTCAGCAAGTTTGCAATCGAACAAGAGAAAAAGAAGGGTCAGTACGACTACATCTTGGGATTTCCGCAATTTGGAAGATCGGTCATCGATGGCCATCTAAAGGCTGGATGGGAACACGCCCAAGACATCGATGTGTTTAGCATCAAACCAAGTCTCGTCGACGAGAAAGCTTCGTTGAATAGCGTAGGACGTTTGGAAAAATTTGATAACGAAGATTCTTTTGTTCCAAAGGGTGGATTCAAAGAATCAGCGAGATATAACACACGTCGATGGCTACGCCATCCAGACAACCACTACGTCTGTCTCGATTATGAACCTGGAAGTTTTATCGTTGTGAAACCGTATGGAGATTCCTGCCACATCCTAGGGTTAGAAGGTCCTAACGAAGATGTTATTGAACTTCTTGAAGCTGTGAAGACACTTGCTAGGCGGCATGCTTGGAAAGAAATCAACATGTGGTGTGCCTCGAATGATCCCAAGAAAAGCGCTGTAAAAAGCTGCGGATTCTCGTTAGGATCTGAAAGAGGAACAGGCGTCAAATTACTGGCTGTCAGAATCAATGCGATTGAACCACTTGTTCTTGACAAATGTAGTTTCCAAATGGGCGTCGAGGAGGTCTATTAGTCAATGAATTACTCTCTACGACCCATCGAAGAATCTGATCATGAATGGCTTGTCGTTCTACATAACGATCCGCTTGTACTGAAAAACGTTACTGATCCCACGATAATCACTCTAGAGTCTCATCTCAAATGGTGGGATGGCATCAAAGACTCGAAGAGTGAAGAACGTTTCATTTTCTGCGTGGATGGGATGAGAGCAGGGTTCACCAAGTTCTACAACATCGACCGTGCAAACAAAAACTGCAAGCTCGGTGCAGATCTTCACGAATCTTTTCGTGGTAAAGGACTTGCGAAACACATGTGGAACTTGATGATCGATCGTTGTTTTCAAGTTCACAGATTACATCGAATTGCTTTGACAACAGCAGAGTACAATGATGTTGGAATTTACACGTATCTATCGTTAGGATTTCGCATTGAAGGTCGAAATAAATGCTCTCTTCTAAGAGATGGAAAATTTTTTGATGAAGTTTGCATGTATATGCTCGAATCATTTCGCAATGAAAAACCGACACGTAGAGAAGGACTACAAAAATGTGCCAGTTGTTCAGAATTTATGATCAAAAAGAGCCATACGCACAAAGTTTGCAAAACCTGCACTCCTACGAATTCGTCTCGTAGTCGATATAGACGATACAAAATTTCCAGCAAACAACTGCAAGAGATGATCAACGATCAACATGATTGTTGTTTTTTGTGCACAAAAAAATTCACTAATCACCAAAGAGGAATGCATGTAGTTCATGATCATGAACTAGGGACCGTTAGGAAACTTCTTTGCCATCGATGCAATTGGATTGTCGGACTAATTGAAAAAATGACATCTGATGAATCGCTAGATAAAGTGCTTGACTACGTCAAAATGTTCAAATGAAAAAAGTTCTACAGATAGTTGATAGTCTTGAGTACGTAACGACGAACGGGTTCCAACACCAACTTCTAAAAACTCTTCAGCAAGAAACAGATCTGCTGACGATTCCCATCACTAAGTTGGAAAAATTTCACTGTGAAGGTCGGATCGTGCTATCGACCCTTAAGTTGAGATCTGTCGTAAAACATGTTGATTTGCTACAATTCGTTCTCGGATCAACTCCGCTGTATGTATACGACCAAGACGCTTGGGAATCGTTCATGGATGAAGGGTCTTACAGAGGAAGCTATAAGATGATCAGTTCAAAACTCAATGTCGTGAGTTTTTTAAATCCATCCAAGTGGTGGTCAGACCACATCAATTCGATGGGATCACCCAGCAAATTCATCAAAATTTGGATCTTACCAGAGTACTGCGGATCAAAACAATTCTCTCAGAGGACAATAGACGTGGGTTTCATGGGACAACTTCACCCATTCAGAAAAGAATCATTCGAATCGTTGAAAGTTCTGGGGATCGATGTCACAACTTTTCCGGGTGAGAGCTACGCTGCTTACCTTACTAAGGTTTCTGACATGAAATTCTTTCCACATTACGAACCCGCACGATGGCACATCGATGGAAAGTTAATCGAATGCAGCGCACTCTACGGTAAAACTGTTGAAGTCATGGCTCGAGGAACATTCTGTTTGAGAGAGAAATGTGGTGAGGCCGCACATTGGAACTTGTCCCAAAATCCCTTGTTACTTGAGTTCGAATCTCTTGAGGAGTTCGTGGAAAAAGTTCGTCACGTGCAATCTCTCCCTGTAGAAGTTGTTGATTCTATGATTGAAACTGGAGTGAAAATGATCGTAGAAGACATTGGTTGGAAAACTGTCGTGGAGGCTATCGATGAAGCCTAAGATCTTTGTCGGGACCATGCGAAGTGGAGAAGAAGAGTTCGAAGAATCTCGAAAGTTGATTCTCCAGCAGAAAGATGTCGACGTTGTTCACTTCATTGTAGACAGCTTGCCAGAATACGAAGCCCATAATGCTCTCTGGGAAACATGGAACGATTGCAAGTGGAACTTTGAAGTATTCATCAAAGTGGACGCAGACACATTGATCGATGATCACACGAAGTTCTCGCAAATCGCTGCAGAATTCGCTAAGAACCCTCGTTTGACTGGAATGCAGATCCCGTTACATGATTACTTCATGGATGGACCGATCCTCGGGTTGAACTGCTTCACTCCGCAGGTCGTGTTCATCCACGCGAAGAGTCGTTTACATGCTGACCATGCGGACACCAATCATGACATCGTCTATCGAGGAGAAGCTGTTACCCACCTAACTCCAGCTGGCAGGCACTGCGCATATCCGAATGATCGGCAGGCATTCCACTACGGTTTGCATCGCATGAAGAAGAACCAACGAGACACTATCGTAAGCGTCTATCATGCCTGGAAGAAGAGCGGAGGAAATGGGAGATTGCTTGCTCTTCATGGAGCTCGAACAGCAGCCATTTCTTCAGTAGACCATGATTACAACTCTTCAACTTTTGACGGAGCTTTCGCTCAACTCATGAGTGACGGAATTTTTGAGAATGGAAAGCTTTCAGACATGGAAGCATTCATGAGAATGCTCGGAGCTTAGAATTCTACGAAATCGCTTCCAAGTTCGAGAACAGTCTTAGAACATAGAAGAGTTTCCGGATTCATTCCAATATGTTGTCGAATGAAATATCCCGTTTCTTTCTCGACATCTTTGATTCGGGCAACTTCTTCACTTGTGAGAGTTTCTGCATCATGAAAGACGACTCCAGGGGCTCCTAGTCTGATGAGAGCAACCAGAACATCTATTCTTTGTGGACCGGGTCCGTCTACTAAGCACACTGTCTTTTGAAGATCTGGTATTGTCGTTCCGACCTTTTCAACAAATTCATCGATTCCCTCGTACGGAACAATCACATGCGTATTTTTGCAGGGGTTACAAACGCGCCAGCGTGGGTCATCCTCGTACGATAAAAGCACTTCCAGATTCATTCCGTGAAACCATGGAGTACTGCTGTTGCCCATTCCATGCTCGACTCCGTACACTGGGTGGATCGTATCTGAGAGAATTTGTAAACACTTCAAATGGGTAGCCACCCGAACAATCTTATCGGGATTTCTTGCAGCTGACCCACGAGTGTTGGGATAGAGGTTCATACCGATGAACATATCAAAATTCTCGATCTATTATTCCTGAAGAATACCCAAAATGCTATACGTTGTTCATAAAGACGGTAACGAAGACTACATCTGCACGACAGACACTATCGACTTCCATGAAGAACTTCGTAAGAACGGAGCGACTGTCATGACCGAAACTGCCTTCCAACCAGTGATTCCTAACCTGCAAGCGACGGATGTGGTCATGATTCACGTTGGGCTTGGAAATGAGGTCACCAGAATGGGTCTGAAGCACTTCTCGGGGCGTAAGCTATTGTTTACCATTGACGAATGCAAGAGTGACGGGATCCTCTTCAGAACTCATCGCGAGCTCTGCGAACAAATCGACTGTAAAGAGATGATCTTATCGTACCCGTCTGATAGGAACGTCAAATTTCTCCAAGAACATGGGTATAAAACGATCGCGTATAATCCTTCCAACGTCATCAGAACGTATCGAGAGAAAAAGTACGACATCATCATCAGCGGACAAATGGATAGAGCGTACTATCCGACCAGGGTACATATTGCAGAAATCGTCCTCAGAAATAAACACAGGTGGAATGTGGTACATTTACCACATCCGGGTTTCGAATTGTCTAAAGCTACGCATCAGTACACGGGTGAGAAGTATAGAGAACTTCTCGATGAATGCCGAATCGGCGTTGCATGCAAAGCGGGATGGAGAGATCGTCTAGTTGCCAAGTACATTGAACTAGGAGCTTCGTGGTGCTTGCCAATCGGAGATGCTCCTTCGTACATGCATCCTCTCATGGTAGAGTACATGATCTTGGTAGATTCTAACACTCCCGAGGCAGAGGTCGTATTAAAGATCGATGAAGCTCTTGAGAACATCGAATCTCGGAGAGATTCTTACACGGCAATGTGTCTTTGCGAACATGATCTATCGACGAACGTTTCGAAACTGGTGAAAGAACTGACGGGATGAAAAAGATCGGCTGCAGCTCAGAATTTCTTGAAGATCTCTTGGATCTTTCTTGCGGTGGTCTTGAGCTCTACAGGGGACTTAAGAAGTTCCCTTACACTCCTGACGCAAAATTGGTAGAAGGTGTACCCGTGCTGGTATCTTTCGAAAATGATGGAGCAAAAACTCAAATGTCTGTGACACTTAAGTTGAATCCTGAAGTAAGTTGAATCCTGAAGATGGAACATTCGAATTCAGCTGGGAATGACATGCGTTTCATTGTCTACAAACATACCAACAAAATCAATGGCAAGTCGTATCTGGGTTTCACGTCTTATACGATAGATGAACGTTGGAATCAACATGTACGAGCAAGTCGGGGAAAACGAAAATCGTTATTCTTGAATGCTTTAATTTCGTATGGAACAAGTGACGATGTTTGGTTGCACGAAACTTTGGGAACATATGATACAGAGCAAGAAGCGAAATTAGCAGAGATATCTTGGATCGCTCGTCTCAAGACGAATGGATTACGAGAAGGGCACGTTGGCTATAACATGACAGACGGCGGTGACGGAACTCGTATGTTAGGTCCTGCCAATCCGATGTTTGGAAAGAAAGGACCATTGTGTCCTAGCTACGGAAGAAAACATACAGACGATGCACGCAAGCGAATTTCAGAATTCCACTCAATCTTTAAGAATACAGATGAGTGGAAAGCATTCATGACCCAGCTCCACACTGGAAGAGTTGTGTCTGAAGAAACACGCAAGCAAATCAGTGAAACTAAACAGGGTACAATGACTGGAGAGTTGAATCATGCCTACGGAAAAACATATCGTACAAAAGAAACACATCCTGAATGGGCTGAAAAAATTAGTATTGCTCTAGAAGGTGATAAAAATCCGTTCTTCGGTAAGCAACACTCTGATGAGACGAAAGCTATAATTTCGAAGAAAAAGAAGGGTCGAAAGAACCCTAAAACTCCTGAATGGGAAGCCAAGCGAGCTGCTTCATACAGTAGAAATTGCGCGATAAAACGATTTAGAAAAGCATCAAGGAGATGGTTCTGTGGGAAAATATGATCTAGTGGTAGTCGGTGCAGGTCTCTGGGGGAGCACTTACACTTATTACATGAAACAACTTGGCAAGAAAATTCTTGTCATCGATAAAGCAAACCATATCGCAGGAAATTGTTACACCTACAATGATGGTGGAATCAATGTCCACGTCGCAGGACCCCACATTTTCCACACGTCAAACGAGCGGGTTTGGAATTTCATGAACAAGTTCGCGAAGTTCAATCACTTCGTGAATCGACCGAAGGTCATGCGGAATGGAAAGATCTATTCCTTCCCAATCAACCTCCTCACCTTGTACCAAGTCTGGGGCGTAAGGACACCAGAAGAGGCCAGGAAGAAGCTTGATGAAGTCAAGGCTGATATCCCCAACCCGAAAAATCTCGAGGAGTGGTGCCTCTCCCAGGTCGGAGAAGAGATCTACGATCTGTTCGTTCGCCACTACACGGCGAAGCAATGGAAGACAGATCCAAAGAATCTCCCAAGCTTCATCATCAGACGTCTTCCCATTCGTTTGACGTTCGACGACAACTACTTCACGGATCCGTACCAGGGAATTCCGATCGGCGGATACACCCGCATCTTTGAACAGATGTTAGATGGTGTCGAAGTTCAACTTGGCGTGAATTTTTTCGAAGAGAGGACTCGTTTAGAGAACATGCTCAAATCGGACGGAAAGTTGATCTACACTGGTAGACTCGACGCGCTATTCGATTACGACCAAGGAGAGCTCCCGTACCGAAATCTCCAGTTCGACCACAAGAGGCTTGAGATTCCCGACTTCCAGGGAAACGCAGTCGTGAACTACAACGACCCAGACGTAGCGCACACGAGAGTCACCGAACACAAGCATTTCGAGTTCGGAACGCAGGACCATACGGTCGTTAGTTACGAGTATCCCATTGATTACGACAGGAACCACACACCGTTCTACCCGATCAACAATGAAGAGAACGATGCTTGCGCGCGTGCGTATAGTGCACGAGCTGAATCTGATGGAATTATTGTCGGTGGACGTTTAGCCATGTATCGTTACATGGATATGCATCAAATTGTGCCCTCTGCGATGCACAGATTTGAAAAAGAAACAGGACTCAAGATCGATTACATGGGAAGACTATAAAATGGCATTTGATTTCATCCAGAAGAAATTCGACAAATACGTTGACGAGACAGCGAACAGAGTTTTTAACACAGCATGCAATCAGCTCATGGCTTTGCCGTTAATATCGCCTCTTGTCACGACAGTCACAACGACCATGGTTCCAGAACCACATTTCTTGACCAACGTCACATCTCGTGTGAAGGATCTATTTTCGCATGCAGGAATGCACGCTGAGATCCTTTTTGATTCGAATGGAATGTCGGTAGAGTTCAAAATGAATGTCTTCGACTCTCAGGAAGTTCTTGAATCCGAACACATCGACGATTTTTTCTGGAGTAGAAGTCCTGGTAAGTTTGTCAATAAAATGACAGGGCAGCCTGTCATGCTTGCTTCATCGCTTGCGCAAGGACCAACATTTGATGGAACAGTCAGAGAATGGTACGAGTGCCTCGTTGAAACTTGCATCGATGCGAGCAATCGAATCCATGAATATACGAAGGACAGTCCTGCAGAAATCATCCGTTGTGGACCAGATGTTCTTACGATCTTCGAATGCTCTGTGCTTTATCGTCCATCTTTTAGCGTAGATAATAACTCATCTCCGTACGAGGGAATGCTCTCCAATCGATTCAAAGTCATCAAAGATATGTCGATGGAACGCAATAAGATTGAAGTATCTCGAGTTCGAAACAATAAAAAGTCGTTTTCTATCGTCACTGTTATGGACATGAACATCATCTAAAGTAAACATGAAGAAATCAATCGGTTGCATCGGAAATGGATTCGTCGGCGGAAGCTTAACAACTGTTATGGCTGAGAAGGGATTCGACGTTTACGTTGCTGACAAGTCGGGAAAACTCGCCACGGGAGGAAAGCTTCCAAACTACGGTGGAGGAACAGATGAATTGGTGCATTTCTGCAATGACCAAAAGGATTTCTCAGGGGTCTACTTTGTCTGTGTGCCAACACCCATGTACGAGGACGGTAGCTGCGATACGTCTATCGTCGAAGGTGTTCTCACGAAACTCGCTTCGATTCCTGGAAAACGCATCGCTGTCATCAAGTCTACCGTTCCTCCCGGGAGCACGGAAAAATGGAACAAGCAATTCGAAGGAACAGGTTTGCGTGTCGTGTTCTGCCCCGAATTCCTGACAGAAGCCAACGCTTTGGACGACATGCGAAATCAGTCCAGGATCGTTCTGGGGGGCCCCAGGCCCCATATCAATGCTGTCAAGCAGGTGTTCCAGACAGCCTTTCCTAAGGTACCGATCATCAAGACCAGCTCCACTACTGCTGAGATGGTGAAATATACGTCTAATGTGTTTCTTGCAACGAAAGTGGCACTAGCAAACGAACTATCGCAAATTTGTGAAGCTTTAGATGTAAAGGGAATGAATATTGACTACGATAAAGTCGTAGAGTACGCTACTCTTGATCCAAGACTTGGCAAGTCGCACTGGTCAGTTCCTGGTCCAGATGGCAAAAGAGGTTTTGGACTTTCATGTTTTCCAAAAGACATTAATTCGTTGATGAATATTGCTAAATCTCTAGGAATAGACCCTAAGGTCATGTCAGGAGCTTGGAACAAAAACTTAGAAGTTCGTCCAGAGAAAGATTGGGAGTTGTTAGTTGGTCGCGCTGTTACAGATAAGAAAACGAAAATTTAGCTCGTATCGTCGTCCAATCTTTTTAGTCTGTAGAATTTGCAGAGTGCTCAAGAGAACTAAGCCGTCTGCTCTTTTTACTTCATTTTGTTGTAGTAGGCAATGCGCAGACATTCGAGCAAAGACTATTTTTAAAGGGCCCAGAAATCCAGCATACGGGAAGGTCTACCGTACAAAAGCTACGCATCCAGAATGGGCACAAAAAACTTCTGACACCCATAAAGAACATGGAACTCTCGTGGGAGACAAAAATCCCATGAAGAATTCTGCAGTCGCAGCCAAGATGTCTAAAACACGCCATGCGAATGTAACATCAGATCCAATCTATCGTGCTGCTAGGGCTGCTTCTGCACGACAAAATTGGAAAGATGGGAAATACGACAGCACAGCTGTCGGCAAGTGTAAATGGTACGAACATACGACATTTGATAAAACTCTCGTCAAATTGCAAGGAACATGGGAAGTTGCTTTTGCAAGACGTTTAGATGAACTTAAAGTAGAATATGTTCCACATCATGGAAGATGGGAATACATCGGCGAAGACGGTTTCGAACACACATACTATCCAGATTTCTACATTCCAATGTGGGATGTTTTCGTCGATGTGAAGGGCGCTTTTTGGAATGATGAACAGAAAAACAAATTAGACTTCGTTCGAAAAAGTAACACTGACAAGACGGTCGTTGTTGCAACGAAAGATGTCTTAGACGAATGGTCGGTAGATACGAAGAAAGCTCAATCAGATCTTCTTTAGAACCGCAAAGCAGAACCATCAAGGATCACATTCCCATGGAACATGGGATTACTTCCGACTGTGAATGTGAACACTGTAGTCTTCAGTTCTAGAGATAGGTTTTGAACGTGTCCGATGTCTTCAATCCGGTTCAACGGTTTTACGGGTACGTCTCCCGGAAAACTCATCGTGAACGAAAGCAGCAGACCGAGACCGTTGATCACTTGAACTTTTCGAGAGGCGTAGAGTACTTGTCGAACATCGTCTGTTGCTTCTTTTTCTCTGCTTGTTCTTGGTCAAAATCAGTATCCTTGAACTGGGGAGCACCCACCGTCGGTGTACCCGGTGGAGTACCTCCTTGGGAGTATTCGTCTGCCAATGCTTGCGTGCTCTTGCCAAAGGTTTCTACTGGATCTTGCGATTTCAACCATGTTTGAATAGCTTCAGGTGCGAGAATTTCTCCTCTGTCGGCGAGAATTTTAGCAATTGCAGAAGCTCGTTGAGCATTCGGATTGTTACCCTGCAGGTTAGCCTGGGCCAGCGCTCTCTCAGACGGATCGATATTGTGAACACCGGACGCAGGTTCAGTTCGAGCCTGCTGCATCGCATGCGTAGATGGTGCCCTTTGGGTAGCTACAGGTCCGAGCTCTACGATGATACTTTTGACAAGCTGCCTCAACTCAAGGATCGTTACGGACTTCTTCATTGCAGTGTCTATAAGTAGTCGATTCTCTAGGCAGTTGGTAAACACCAACCTAGACAGGTTATAATTGGTACGAAAGGTTCATTAGCATACCCATGCTCCCCACAGGAAAAGCCCACATTTCATTCTCTGAGATCAAAAACTGGAGCGAGTGTTCGTTTCGTCACCACCTCGCATACGTCAAGAAGATCAACAAGTTCGTTCCAAATGTCCATGTTTCTCTGGGCACAGCGACCCACAACATTATCGAAAACTTTCTCAAGACTAAGAAAATCGATACAGAGATCGGAAAGAAGTACCTCGAAAAATACCTCGTAGACAACGCAGACCATGAAAAGTTCGTGAAGTTCGATGTCGAAAAGGAAATGATTAAGGTCTCGTCTATCGCAAACGACGTGCCTGCCTTTTTGGACGAACACTTTCCAGACTGGAAGTATGAAGATGCTGAAGAGCAACTCTTCGAAGGGCTTGAAAAACTTGTAGAATCCCATGCGGATGTATCTTTCAAGGGGTTCATCGATGCGGTCATTTCTGTTCCGGGAAAAGGGGGTAAGAAGGTGTATTGGCTCATCGACTGGAAGACGGCCTCTAGACCCTGGGATCGGTACAAGATCGAAGATAGCAAGCTCCAGCTGACCCTTTACAAGAAGTTCTGGGCTGAAAAACACAAGGTCGATATGAAGGACATCCGTTGTGCTTTTGTCGTCCTCATCAAGGGTGCGAAGCCCGGTAAACACTGCCAAAAGATCGATGTATCTGTTGGAGATATCTCTGCAGGCAAATCGCTCGTAGTGATCGACAACTTTCTTTCATCCGTGAAAAATGGAATCAAGATCAAGAATAGATCTGCATGTAAGTGGTGCGACTACCGTGACACAGAAGACTGTCCCTAAATCCGTAGAATCATCTCAGAAAATCTAGATCATTCATCAACTGTTTGTTGTCTAGTTCCGATTGGAGATACACGATGATCTTGGCCAGCGGTTGTTCTGCTTTGCGCATTGCTCTGGCAATCTTGATGATTTGTAGATCATGTGAGAAGCTTGCGTTTCCTGTGATAATTCTTTCGATCTTGTGAAAGGCACGGGTTTCGGAAGCCTTTACGACGGCCAATTTCGTTTCCAGTTCTAATGCAATCTGATCGTTAGTTTTCGCTGCAGGACCAGAAAGCCACCTGTGTTCGAAGATGTACTTCTCCATCCATGAAAGATCTTTAGAGATTTCGGCCCAGCGAGCTCTAACAGCATGGATGTTAGACTGACCATCCGGTCCTGGGGAACGAAGGAATGCTTCGATGTCCTGTTCAAGGAATTGCCGCAGATCGAAGTCTTCGGGCTTCTTGGCTCTCATCGGAGCTCCCTTAGAAACCTTCTCTGACGGTGCATGGTAGACAGCCGAATCTGGTTCGTCGTCGAACGTTCCTACGTAGATCGTTTCTATGTGGCCGTACGGAGAAGGACGGGTTACGACGTCCCTAACACGAAAGGGACGATCAAGATACTTGACAACTTTTCCGATCTTCTTCCGAGGATCGGAGGGTTTTTTTTCATTTTCTAGCAAACCGTCGCCGTCGTTGAAAAACTCGGCGCCGAGTTCATTGATCTCGTCGTCGGTGAATTCTTTTGCTTCTGCTTGCTGAAATTTGATGCCCTTCATGACGTAGTAGTCCCGTAGGAGCTCGGTGATGTCCGACCAATCATCCTGGGATGTGGCCTTTGCAACTGCAGCATGGACAACTTCTGAGGGCACTTGCATCTTTCCAGAGGCCCATTTGATCAGTTCGATCATAGACAGTTTCTGTTCTGGAGTGACAGGCTCTCTAACGACCAAAGGTGCTTCGACCAATGCCTTGCGTACGACTAGCCTAAGTTCTTGCAACGAGATACGCATTTTCGTACAATAAGTACGGTTGAAGAATTGCTCTAGGTGCGGGAAAAGACATTCTAGAAGAGGAGCCAAGTTCTGCTCAGAAGAGTGCTTCTACGTTCATAGGAAGGAATATTGTAGGGCAAAGAGTGAAGCTCCTCAAAACATGACAGAACGGATCTGTCCTCATTGTTCGAAGAAGCACATGAGGAACAAGTTCAAAACGGGGAATTTTTGCGATAGAAGCTGTGCAGGGAAGTTCTACATTGCGAACGGGTCTTGTGAAGAATGGAGACTGAGGAAGAACCCGAAGAAAGGACTTCATGTTTCTTGCGTCGTTTGTGGGCAAGGATCGTTCTATGTGAAGTTGGTTCACATCTTAGAAGATCGTCGAAAAACGTGTAGCCCAACTTGTCGTGGTGAGTACATGAGCTGGCTGTGGAAATTTTATGGTGCTCCGTCAACTGGAACAGTTGCAACGGAAGAATCCAAACAGAAACAGCGCGACACATGGATGAAGAACTACGGAGTTCCAAATGCCTTTCTTGTCAAACAACAGGGTAACGAGTCATCTATCGCGAAGAAGTTCTACGACACTCTAAAATTGTACGTCCGTGACGATCTTGAGTACGAACAATTGATCGAGTCGAGATATTATGCTGACGTACAGGTAAAAGCCCAAAAGATCCTAGTAGAATTCTACGGTGACTATTGGCACATGAATCCTGCGAAGTACGCAGACGATTTCTACAATGCCAAAAAACACCAGACAGCCAAACAGATTCGAGAGCGGGACTCAGAGAGAAAACGATGGTTAGAAGAACGTGGGTACAGAGTGATCATAGTCTGGGAATCAGACTGGCACTCGCAGCAGGAAAGCGTGCTAGATTTTCTTCGATGGAGCATGAGTGAAAGTGGCGCAAAAGTATAAAATCCTTATGTTTTCTGATCACGCGCTCTCGACTTCTGGAGTTGGGACCCAAAGCAGATACCTCGCTATGAAGCTTATCGATACAGGAAAGTACACCTTCCGGCAGTTCGGTGCAGCCATTAGGCATAGCGATTACAGCAACATGCAGCCGCATGAAGATTTCATCATCAAACCAATCGATGGCTTCGGAACTCCCGAAATGATCAGAGTCGCTCTGGCGATGGAAAAGCCAGATGCCGTGATGATCTTCAATGATCCTAGGTTTTTCATCCACTTTTGGGAGATGGAGGACGAAATCCACCAGGTGTGCCCTCTAGTTTACTGGCACCTTTGGGACGACTGCGAATTTCCGCCTATCTACAACAAGCTTTTGTACGATTCGACAGATCTGATAAACTGCATCAATCGTCCCACCCACGACTTTCTCAAGCCCTTGTACCCTGAAAAGGTGAATTGGGCGCCCCACGGAGTTCCCAGCGATCTTTTTCATCCCCTACCTGATGATGTGATCAAATCCGATAGGAAACTCCTTCTTCAGGATCGTCCAGATGATACTCTCATCGTTCTGTGGGTAGCTCGCAACGCTCCCAGAAAGAAGCCAGGGGACGTGGTTTGGGCCTGGAAGCTCTTCTTAGATGAGTTAGAAAAGAAGCACGGTCATCGAAATGCCCTGCTAGTCATGCACTGCGATCCCTTCGACGTTGAAGGACCGAACATGTTCCAGGTCTTAGATCTGTTCAACGTACGAAAAGAAGTGCTGTTCTCCAATGATAAGGTGAACTTCGGAGACATGGCACGGCTCTACAACGCTTGCGATACTCTGATCAATAGAAGCAGCGCAGAGGGGTTCGGACTGCCGGTTCTAGAGGCTATGATGTGCGGGAAGCCAGTCATTGCCCTAAAGACCGGGGGCCTCACTCGACAGGTCGTGGATTGGAGAGATGGTTCTGAAAACGGAATCGCCCTGCCAGTCGAGCTCAGCAGCATGAATGGATCCCAGGCTGTTCCGTACATCATGGATAATTTCGTCACGAACGAAACCGTCGTCAAGGCTCTCATGACCATGTACGAAATGGGACCTGACAAGCGGAAGGAACTTGGCAAGAAGGCGATGGAGTACGCCAGTTTCGAATTCAATCTTGATACCATCACGAAAACATGGGATGAATCTCTCGAAGACTGCATCAAGAATTGGAAGAGTCGGTACAAGCGTTGGGAAAAGGTGACGATATGAAAACACGCATTTTGATGCGAGGTCCGTTCCTTTCGAGTTCGGGCTACGGAGTCCATTGTCGCCAGGTTGCAAGGTGGATAATCGATCGAGAAAAGGATTGGGATCTCGACATCACGTTCCAGGTTCTTCCTTGGGGTCAAACTCCTTGGATCGTCAATCCAGAGTCAGAAAACAATCTGATCGGGAAGATCATCGAACGAACGAAAGAACCCGGAACGAAGTACGACGTTTCGATCCAGATTCAACTCCCCAACGAATGGGACGTTAGTCTGGCGAACTACAACATCGGAATCACAGCGAGCATCGAGACAGATCGAGCTAACCCAGAGTGGGTCGTTGCCTGCAACAAGATGAATGGTGTCGTGTTCCCGTCGGAACATTCAAGGAAATCGATCACGAATGTAGGGAAAATCTCAGTTCCCAATTTCGTCGTTCCTGAAGCTTTTGGTGAAGCGTACGTTAAAGATCACACGACTCTTCCAGATCTGAATCTCACATTCGACACAACGTTCAATTTTTTGATCGTTGGTCAATTGACAGCGACGACTCCTGATTCGGAGAGAAAGAACATCCTGAATTCTCTCAAGTGGATTTGCGAAACATTTCCGAATGATAAGGAAGTTGGTATTATCGTGAAGACCAATTTGGGAAAGCACACGAACATCGATCGACACAACGTCCTCAACATTCTCTCGCAGATCGCCAGAGAAGTTAGACCGACGCTGTTCCCGAAATTCCATTTGATCCATGGAATGATGACCGATGAAGAGATGGCATCTCTGTACCGGCATCCTTCTGTCAAGGCATTTGTTGCTCTGACCAGAGGAGAAGGATTTGGGTTACCGATCCTCGAAGCCGCAGTTTGCGGGCTTCCCATGATTTCGACAGGATGGTCCGGCCACACGGAGTTCCTGTCCCAAGGTAAGACGATCATCGTAGATTACGACCTCGTTAACGTCCCTCCTGAAAGAGTGGACGGAAGAATTTTTGTTGAAGGTGCAAGGTGGGCTCGCCCAAACGAATCCGACTTCAAGAAGAAGATCAAGAAGTTCAAGGATAGCTCTTCCATTCCCAAAGACTGGGCTAGAGATCTCCAAGGAAATCTGATCGAAACTCATTCGCAAAAGGTGATTGAGAAGAAGTACGACGAACTTTTTGAAGGAGTTTTTAAGCGATGATAGCATGCGTAATGATCATCATCGTATTAACGGCTCTTCTGGGAGTATCTGGGTACTTCAACTATAAGTTGGGTAAAACTGTCTTCAAAATGGAAGACAACATTGCAGAATGCATGGAAGAACTCAACAACGCACACGCCAGGATCGGAAGAGTACTCAATTTCCCCGTCGGCAGTGACGACCCATTCGTACAGGATGTGATCGAAGCACTGAAGATGGCGAAGAGGGCTGTTCTTGTCGTTGCCAATAAAATGGTCGATGGATGGAAACAGTTAGATGAGCACCGAACAACCGACAGCACCGCCGGTGAAGAGAAGAATCCGTAGAAAAGGCGGAAGCGAAGAGGCCCGCAACCTTCGAAAGTACTTCACAGAGAAAACGCAAGAAGCGATAGTTGACATTCAGAAGAGCACTGTCAAGGAAGAGAAGGACAAGCTCTACGTCGAGAAAGTTCTCCCTGCTTTTCAGAAGCTCGTAGAGAACTTGATCAACATCCACAAGTTCACCGACATTTACGATTCGTTCGATGATCTCAAGAGCGATTGCGTCAACTTCTTGTTTGAAACTCTCTCGAAATTCGACTCGACCAGAGGGACGAATGCCTTTTCGTACTTCAACGTCGTAGCAAAGAACTGGTTGATCATTCGAACTAAGCAGAAGTCCGTCAGGATCAAGCGTTACATTAGCATGGATGATCAAGAAACACTTTCTCAGGGAGATCTAGAAGCTATCGAAAGCCACCAACATTTGCCTCCGCAGGATGCTGCTATCGAAAACGATCAGCAGAAGGCCAAGGTCATGAAGACCTTGTACGATATCCAAAAGATGGTCAAAAATGAAAACGAAAAGGTGTGCATCGAGTCCATCATTCACGTTTTCGAAAACGTGAATCAGTTAGATTTCTTCAACAAGAATGCCATCATGCTCTACATTCGTGAGCTATCTGGATTGTCTAGCAAGCAATTGACTTCTACCTTGCAGGTTATGAAGAAGAACTACAAGCTGCTCATCGTCATCGACGAGTGAAAGTTTTCGGTACTTATTTCTATGGCAAACGAACCAGAAATCCCGGAGCTGGCACAGTTCCGAGAGCACGTAGAGCGTCTAGATGAAGGAATTACTAACTTTTCTGATTTGCTAGATACACTCGATAGTCTTCCAGAGCAAAAAAAGAGCCTCTGGAAAGAAATTTACTACAACGCTATTACCGATCGTCGAGCAGCTTACGTTCTCTACAATGACTTATTGACAGGTGTTATAGGTCAATCTGCTCAGCACGCTATTCACGGTCCAATTTTGGCGAAGTACATCGAGCGAGTCAGCAGATCAAACGACCAAATAATCAGGCTCGCTGAATTGGTCGCAGAAGCCCAATCGATGGAAAATTCTTCCATAGACACGAACGACATCTTCAACAAGATTTCAGCCTCTGCCCCGAAATCGACAGGTAAGTCCAAGAAATGAGCACGAAGCAGGCAGGAACCCTCGGTGTAGCCGCTGCCGCTGAGGGAAAATCTACCTCGGCGATGGCCGGTATCCTCATGGGACAACTCAACTCTGATGGAGGAGAGAGAGTATTCCAAAGGGTGGTCGTCGAAGAAGTTATTTTTGACCCTGCAATGCTAGACGACAAGAGACTAGACTCTCTCATCAAGCAGTACGGACTGCAGAATGACCATTTCCTCAAGACAGCTCCTCCAAATACTATCATCGGAAAGCGTGTTATCGACTCTTCTTCTGGAACAGAATCAGGAAGCCAGTACTTTTTCCCCTTCTTTTCCAGCCATTTGATGATGCCTGTGAAGGCTGGTGAACACGTATGGGTGTTCTACGAACCTGGGAAAGCCAAAGATTACGGATTTTGGATCACCCGAATCCACGAACCTCGGAGCATCGAAGATACAAATCATACCCACGCGGATCGAAAACACCATGTCGCATCGACCGTAAGCACCATCGACAAATTCGAGGGCAAGACCACGAAGGTTCCGAGTTTTGCCAACGGTGCACTGGTCGAAAAGGGATCAGAAGTCAAGAGTATCGCCACTACAGCCTCTTCAGACGGAGACGTAGATGTCTACGAAAAAATGATCAAGAAATCCGATGCCGGAAAAATATCTGACATGGAAGACGTTCCCCGGTACAAGAAGCGTCCAGGAGACTTCGCTGTCCAGGGTTCGAATAACACGTTGATCGTGCTTGGAACCGACCGAACGGGCTCTCCGGCAGAGTCTGAAGATGACGCAGACAGGGGAAAGGTGGCAAAGCAAAAGCCGAAGGCGGACCAGGTCGGAAAGTCTGGATCCATCGATATCGTCGTCGGAAGGGGTCAAAATCCCAAGACGGCTCCCGAAACTGTCAAAAACAGCATCG